CGGCATCGGTGATCTCGAGCTTGACGTGCTCAGTCCACTGGTCCATGGACACTCCTCACATCAACATCGATGGGGACACCGAGTCGGTACGGAACAGGTCCTCGATCCAGATGGCGGCTTCGGACGGGTCGGACTCGACCAACGCCTCGACTCCGTCGACGTCGCAGTAGTAGTACGCGAGCAGAGCCGCGGCCTTGTACGGGGCGTCCTTGACCCAGCGCTCGACACCGATCACGCCCTTGCGCTGCCACATGTTGAATGCGGCGCGAACCATGGGCGCGACCTGGTGCTTGGTCAGCTTGCAGCTTTCGCTGCTTGCCTTACCTTCGTACGAACCTTTCGCTTCACGCGTGCCGATGTCGACGACGCCGAATGCGCTTTGGCCTTCGTCTTCTTCGTAGATCTTGGCTTGCTTGGAGCTGATCCCTTGGTGAGTGCGCGTGTTCCAGTTGTTGCTGGACCAAGTGCTCCCTTGCCATCCGCCGTACCCGAAGTCGTCTTGGGCGTACCCGTACCCCGAGTAGCCTTGACCCTGATACGACGAACGAAACCCGAACTTCGTGGTGGACCAGGCGTACGTGTTCGACAGCCAGGCCCCCACGAAGTTAACTCCGCTTTGTTCGTTGATGATCACGGTCTTGCCGTCTGCACGGACGAAACCGAACTTGTTGCTGGCGCCGATCATCTGACCGATGAACGACTGGTACGCCGGGTCGAGCAACAGATCCGGGTTGTGCTCGAGCGCTGGCGACAGCACGTTGCGAATGAAGTGCCAGGTGTCGGACTTGGTCTTGTCCTGGTGGTTGCCGGTGCTGAGCACGCCGTTGTGCGCCATCCAGATGTCGTCGGTGACGCGGTACGGGTGGCAGTTGTTCAGGTCGATGTCGCCGTGCGTCTGCATGCGAGCATGCCACACGCAGTCACGACCCTCCGCGTGCTCGCGGTAGAAGTCGATGAAGTCCTGAGCCTTGGTCGGCAGCGCCTTGTAGATCTGGATCTCACCGCCTTCGGCGTACATGACGCCGAGACCGTCGGAGTTCTTCTGGTAGACGTCACGCAGGAAGTCGTCCGTGAATGCGGTGGTAGCGGGTTGCTTAACGAGAAGACACATGTTTGTTCCTTATGCCATTTCCAGGCGTTGATTGAGATACGGGCGGAGATTGGCGGTCTCGTCGACGGCCTGGTTGTTGAGAAAGTCGATGAACTGATCGACGCGCAGAGAGTCCTCGCGTTCCGACGTGTCGGACTTGGCGAACTCCACCAGTGCGTGGCAGAACTCGATGGCAGAGAGCACCGACTCGTACTTGAGCGAGCCCTTGAAGATGCGGAACTCGATCGTGCGACGACTGGTGACGTTGACCGCTTCGTAGCGGTCGGTCGTGGACAAGGCGTTCTTGAGATCCTTCGTCTTGATCTTGCAGTAGCCTTCCGCGTAGCGGCGGGCGACGGCAGTGATCAACACCTTGTTGTCCGGGTGATTGACGAACGTGACGACCTTGGCGATCGTGAGCGTGGTCAGGTTGTCGCGACTGACGTGAACGTGCAGGCCGCAAGTGCTTGTGTTGTGGGACAGCAAGCTCTTGGTGGCTTCGCGATCGTTGAGCCAGTTCCAGAACTGGCGGTGCATCGGCAGCGACATCGGCTGCGTGATGATCTCGAAGCCGTTGCTCAGCGAGCCGTCGGTCTCGAAGAAAGCTCGGCGACCCACCTCGCCGTTGTTGACGACTCGGTTGAGCTGAATCGCTTTCTCGGCGCGGTCGATCTCGTAGTTGCGGATCTCGACCTCGAGCTCGACGCCGTAGTAGCGACCGTAACGGTCTGACCACTCGTCACGAATCGGGTACTGCTTAGACTTTGACTGGTGGTACGTGCCCAGCACCGGTGGCGGCGGGAACACGTAGTCACGGTGGTGCCACATGTCTCGCTCGTCGTTGTAGAGGTAGTCCTCGTTGTTCTGGTGGATCGTGACGATCAAGCCGTCCGCATCACGGGCTTGGCGAGATTCCTCGCCGTGGACGAGGGTCCCCTCCACCTCCGAGTAGACGTAGCTGTTGTCCGCGCAGTCGCGGCAGATCTTGGTCTCGTCGTACGTGTCGCGAACCCGCTCCGTGTACTCCCACTGCGAGCAGTCTTGGCAACGCTGGATGCCGTAAATGCCGTTGATGAACTCGGTCGAGTCCGCAAAGTCGACGCCAGCCTCAGCCACGCGCATGACTGCACGCAGCTTGCCCAGGTTGCGCTGAATGCCAAGATGCCGAGTGATCTTGACCAGGTACACGACCACGGCCAAGCGATGGCGTGAGCCGTTGATGTGCCGGTACACCACGTCAGCCAGAGCCTTTGCGCGGAGCAGCTTGTCGTTTGCGGCGCGGTACTCGGGCGAACCGTCGTCGGTCTCGATGCGCTTCTTAAGCCGGTTAATGCCGAGCGACATGCGCTTCATCAACTTGGCTGCCGCCTTGTTGTCACGCTCGTTGAGCTTGCGGAAGCGCTCACCGAACTGGGTCATCAGCGTGTTCGACGCGAGGACCCGTACCATGTATGGAGTTTCAAAGAGTTCCATGTGATCTCCAGAAATGAAAAACCCGCCATGCGGCGGGGACTGGTCAGAACAAGGTGCAAAAGAAACGAGAAACAAAAAGGGGGCCTTCCCCCGGCGAAAGCGGGGGAAGAGCCAACCGACTTACCCGAAGCGAAGAGACGCCGAGAACCGACGTCTACGCGTTACTCAGTGGCGTGTGAGTACAAGACCACTGCATCTTGGTACGAGGGATCTTGCTGATCACCTCGGTACTGGCAGAGAAGCCAGCCCAGTGCGTGTGTGAGCTGGGCGTTCTGGTGCATGAGCAATGACGTCTTTGGATCTTGGTTTGCGCCATCGCGTATCCACTGATCCAGAGTCATGACAGCACCGGAACCTTGACCATGCCTCGCCAGATCGTGACGATGTCGTCGGTGTTGAAGCTGGCGCCGTTCCAGAACGTCGTCCCGGCATCGGTCTGGTAGTAGCCCTTGCGCACCGGTTTGTGCTCGGCGAGCTTGAACCAGGGCGTGACGAACAGCGCGTTGTACATGTCGCCGACGGTGTGGAAGACCCGCTTGTCCCAGGTCACGTAGAAGTAGACCTGTGGTTCCTTCCATCCACCATAGAGGTCACCCTTGCGATTGCGCTTGGTGTGAACCTCCTTGTGTATCTGCCACTTCTCGTTGATGTACTTGCGTGAGGCTCCGACGTCACCCGTCATCCCCATGACGTAGGTCATGCGCAGGTTTCTCAGTTCCTCGAGTGTGATCAGTTGCGTCTTCATTGAGCTCCTTTGTTGATGTGGAGCAGGAGCCAGCGATCTCCGAGCATTCGGATCTGGCGAACCCACTGGCGTTGGTAAGAGCGGTTGTGTTCGCGCGGCACCAGGTCGCTGTTGAACAGGCGGCGCACACGCTTGAGTTGAGTTGTGTTCATGGTCAGTACTCCAGTTGATACGAAATGACGACGAAGTCGCCGGACTTGGGCTGCATCAGCTTGCGCAGCTCCTGCTCGTTCTCAACGTAGTAGAAGACGCGATCGTCGTCCTCGTCGTCCTCGTCTGGGCATTCTCCGAAGTGGAAGTAGTAGCCCTCGGTCACCTTCGGCTCGTCGTTCCAAAGGATGGTGGCTGTGGCGCCCTTAGGTACTGCACTCATGGTCAGTACTCCGAGCGCAGCATCAACACGCCGTACTGCAAGAAGAACTGCCACGCACCTTCGGGGCAGTCAGTGAAGTCGATGTTCTTGCTCCAGAGCGCATTGCCGTTGCCATCGTCGGCACTGATGATGGCCGATCCGTTCTTGGAGTCGAGCGTGATGCTCATGAACTCCTCCTTGTTCGCGATCGATTGCAGCTCAGTGCCGATGATGTCGAGGAACCAATAGGCTCCGCCGCCTGCGTGTTGCGCAAACGCTTGGACGCCGTCCGTGTACTTGAGCCATCGGTACAACGGGTTGTAGTGGTACACCTCGGTCGAGAAGAAGTTGCTGAGGTGATCGCTGAGCTCTGCTGGGTCTTTCATGTGGTTCTCCTGAAATAAAAAAGGCTCCCGAAGGAGCCTGCGTTCTGTAAACATCGACTAGGGAGCAGTCACGAAAGGACTTCGTGTTCACCAATGTCGTCGTAGAACGTACGTTCCACTCGCTCCCAAACTCCGATGTGCTTGTTGAATCGCAGCTTGGGTTTGAGTTTCACGTAGGTCGTTCCGCCTGGGTGGAGGTTGCCCACCATCACGCCCCTGGCTGGATAGATCTTCACGAACACACCGCGGTAGTCGTGAAGCCTGTGGCCAACATCACCGCCCTCGGCGTAGTGTCGGATCAGATCAATGTTCTCGAGCAACGCTCGGCACTGCTCGCGATTCACTTGAAGTCGTCGGCGTACGGGTCGCCGCCAGGTGAATCGACTGCACCCCAAGGTCCGTCTCGCCACTCAGAGCAACTCTGGTGGCGTAGCGTGAACTCTTGGTAGTGAATGGACTTGGGATTGAGGCAGTAAGCCTGGATCCCGTTGGCGCTGGACTGCGCGATCATTTCTGACCAGTAGCGACAGCCATCGCACACTCGGCCTGGCTCATTGTTTCGGTGTGGCAGATTCATTTGCTTCCTCCTTGTCTAAGAACTCCAATGCCTCGCGCACCCTGCGTCTGGCGTCTGGTCTGGTTGCAAGCCAACGGCTGAGTCCAGCGCAGTCGTCCTGCAACAGACCCGGTGGCCAGCCTGTGTGCGGCTGATCACGCAGAGCCACCTCGTACAGGGCCTGCACACCGAGGTTCACCTCGGGCTTGCTCATGCTGCTACCCCTCGGCGCAGTGCGCTCATGTTGCGAGCCTGCGCTGCCAGGAAATTGCTCACGCGTTTGGGCTTGAACTCGCCATCCAGCCAGACCAGGTAAGACGGATCGATGGTCAACAACTCGATCGGCGTCTTGCCCTTGTGACGACCAAAGGCCAGGGGCGTCCAGTCCATGGCTTCGTAGGTCAGGTCGGCTGCGGCAACGGCAGTCTTGACGGCTGGCTTTGATCGCAGTGTCTTGCCTGCCCTGGTAAGCCATTCTTCGTAAGGTCCTCCGGCTTTCGCGTGGGACTTGATGATCTTGTGAGCTTCGATGAGGAGCTCGAGGGTTTCGTCCATGATTGGATCTCCTTGTTCTGTAAACATCGATTAGGGAGTAGGGCCAGCCTCGGAGGCCGAGGCTTGTGTTCAGTGCGTGGGGCCTTTCGGCGCAAGCATGGCGTTGACCAGCTTGTTGGCGTGTTCCAGGCGCATGGTCGCAGCGTCCAGAAGCGCTTCGCGCAGCTCGAGCTGGAGCTTGAGCTCGGCGACTTGTTCCCTGAGCAGGGCGTTCTCTTTCAACGCCTGGTCAAGGATGTTGGACTTGAGCTCATGCGAATCGCGCACGAACTCTTCCAATGGGCTGAGGGTTGTCATGGTGTTCTCCTGTAACGATTGGGATGGGGTATCAGCCGTGGGCAAACCCAGCCCCCGAAGGGGCTGAGCCTGCCTGGTTGTTACATCGGAGCGGCTTCGGCCTGCGCGGTGCTCTCGGCGACCTGAGCGCGGGCGGTGCGACGCTCCACGGGCATCGGCTTGGCGAAGCGCTCGAGCACCTTGCCGATGAGGTGGTGCAGAGCCGAGTCCACGTCTTCCTGGGACTTGGCGTCGTCCAGCAGGGCACGCTGAACCTGCTCGACAGCCTGGAGCAGCGCGATCTGGGTGGAGATCTCGCGAACCCCAGCACCAGGCAGATCCTTGCCTGCCCAACCCAGGCCAACGCCTGTCATGTAGGCCATGCCGAGCTGAGCACGGCTGGGAGCACGCGTCTCCTCGCTGGCGATGATGCTGGCCATGGTCTTGGCGGCTTCCTCGCGGCTGGCAGGCACGGCGATGCCTCGACCTTGAAACCAGTTGATCTGAGCAGGCGTGGGAGCCTGAGCAACGGCGGTGTTACGGGTGGTGAAGAAACCGGTCATGGGAACGTTCATGATTAACTCCAAAAAAAGGAAGGGTTGAAAGAAACAAAACGAAAAACAAAACAGAGAGTTCTTGCGCCTCTCGCAGAGAGGGGCAAGAAAACGAACGATGTCTCCGGAGCGGAGAAGCCTTACTCACGCACCTTCGAGGCGGCGACGTAGCCGACGAGAAGGAAGCAGGCGATAGCAACCACTCCGAACGCGAAGGTCATGCCTTCGACGGCAATGGCTATCACGCAGAAGCCAATCATCAGCAGGGCGAAGATCATGGTGAAGGCGAGAAGGATTTGCATAAGTCAGCTCCAAAAAGTGTTGTGGGGACAGGCAGAAACCCGGACGGGAGTCAAAACCTGTACAAAAGGGACAAAAACTACAACCAAAGAAGCAGTTCCGACGTTGGACTGCTCCCGATAGGAGCAGGCCATAAGTCGGTACGCTTTCAACACACCGAGGTCTGAGACCAAGCACTGGCCTAAGTCCGTGACGGATTAACGATCAGTCGGATGACCTAGGTCAGGTGGCCTGGGAAAGGGGGTGGCCATGGGCCCATGGGGTGGAACTAGGGGGGTCTGAGGACTCCAGCACGTACCCATATCCACGTACGACCCTCTGCTTTTTGTTCCAGACCCCTGCCCTACCCTTTAGCCGGGGGTGATCCGGCTGCTGCATAGCCTCTTGGCTGCGTTTTCTGGGGGTGGGATAGGCCTACCCCCGTACCGGACCCAAAAAAGGCTCCTACGGGGGCCTTTGGGACCCCCGGTTAGGATTGAATTTTCAACAGACGGGGGTGAAACATGCTCAAGGCACAGGAAGTTCAGGATTGGCTGCGTCAATACGAGCCGTTGAGGGAGGTTCTGGTCGAGGAATCGAGCCAGTTGGTCTATGCGCCGTGGTTGGTGAGGGTTCACGGGCTGGTTTGGATCTACGGAGAGACCCATGCCTTCGAGGCAGACCTGGATTTGCGGGAGTTTGGGAGCTTGGATGACCTCAACAAGCTGGCGGCTCAGCTTTTGAAGTCGTTTGCTGCGGCTGGAGAGGCCTTCAAAGCAGCAAGCTCCGTCTAACCTACGAATGTAATGAGTAGGTTAGACAGAAGAACGGTAACCAATGGGTAAGGTAACCAAAGGATCTGGTCAATAAGGTCTGGTTACCAGAAGTCCGGTAGTAATTCTTTCAGAATTGTCCGGAGGGTATCTAAGGTCTGGTTACCAAAGGACTTATGGTTACCAGTCTGGTTACCAAAGGTGGATATGGTAACCAGTATGGTTATCTATATTTGCAGGAAGTGTGCCAGGTGGTCTTTGAAGTGGGGTCTTGAGCCAGCCGATAACCCCCAACTAGGATTGAGCCGCTGGTGAAAGCCAGTGGTTCAGCCGGGATTTTTCGGTTGTTCATGACCCCAGCGGAAGGTGGGGGCAATAACGTCCGCAGTCGGAGTCCAGGACCAGCCTCAGGCCACCTCCACCTGGATGATCCGATCGACTGGTGCCCGTAAGGCACCGCCCACACGCATGGGGATTGGCCGCGCTGCAACGCGGTTTCTTTGCAGGGACTGCCATTTGTCGGCAGACAGTCCCCAGTCGTGTTGGCCGGGAACCGGGTTAGCGCCGGGCGAATCAATGTATCGAGTGCAACAGCCGCAACACTGCTTCATGTGAGCCCGCGCCAACTTCAATCGAGAAATCCCCAGACAAAATCGGCCTCAGCAACAATGCGAGGCCCACATGGCAGCACGTCTACGTAAGAACCATCAAGAAGAAGTACGCGCCAAGATCCAGGCCAGCCAGCTCATCAACCGGCTGACCCACTGCGCTGAAGGTAAGGTCACCCTTACCCAGCAGCAGGTTCAGGCGATCAAGATCCTGCTGGACAAGTCCCTCCCCAGCCTGTCTGACGTCAAGATCGAGACCGGGGGCAGCGGCATCACATTCAACCTGAATGCCAACCTTCCCAAATGAGCGAGCTCGTAGTTCAAGAGTTCGCCGATGAAGGGGTTGTCACCTACTTCCCCCCAGGTCCAAATGCCGCCCTCTTCCACCAAGACTCCTCCTTCGTCCGGGGCCTCATGGGTCCTGTCGGTTCTGGCAAGTCGTCTGCCTGCTGCTCCGAAATCGTCATGCGGGCCATCGCCCAGCGCCCCTGGTACGACAACGTCCGGCGATCGCGATGGGCCATCGTCCGAAACACCTACCCCGAGCTGAAGTCCACGACGATCAAAACCTGGCAGACCTGGTTCCCGCAGAACGTCGCACCCATTCGCTGGGACACGCCGATCACCAGCTTCATGCGGATCGATGACATCGGCGACGGCACGGCCCTCGAGCTCGAGGTGATCTTCCTGGCGCTGGACTCAGAGCTCGACACCGGGAAGCTGCGCTCCCTGGAACTCACCGGCGTCTGGATCAACGAAGCGTCGGAGATCGCCAAGGGCATCTTCGACATGTGTACCCAGCGTGTGGGGCGCTACCCGTCCAAGCTCAAGGGTGGGCCCAGTTGGACCGGCGTGATCATGGACACCAACCCGCCGGACGACGACCACTGGTGGTATCAGTTCGCCGAGACCGAAACGCCCAAGGGCTTCAAGTTCTTCCGCCAACCAGGTGGCCTGTACCTCGACCTGGCGGACGGCGAGTACAAGCCCAACCCCGACGCCGAGAACATCGACAACCTGCCCTCTGGCCATGAGTACTACATGCGCCAGCTCGGCGGCAAACAAGAGCAGTGGATCAACGTCTTCCTGCTCGGCAACTACGGCACGACCTCGGACGGCAAGCCCGTCTACCCCGAGTGGAACGATCGCCTGCATGTGAGCGACAAGCCGCTCCAGCCGGTGCGTGGTCTGCCGATCATCCTGGGTTGGGACTTTGGACTGACACCGGCTTGCATCATCGGGCAGCAAATGCCCACCGGTCAGCTCCGCATCCTCGAGGAGATCGTCTCCGAGGACATGGGTATCAGGCAGTTCACATCCGACGTGGTGCGACCGATCCTGACCAACAAATACAACGGCTTCGCCCGGTTCTCTGAAGGCGACCCCGCCGGTCAGATCCGGGCGCAGACCGACGAGCGAACCTGCTTGCAGGAGCTGCTCGAGCTGGGCATCCCCACCGACCCAGCGCCAACGAACGACTTCGTTCCCCGGCGAGAATCGGTGGCGTTCTTCCTGACGCGAATGATCGATGGCGCCGGTGGTCTCTTGCTGGACCCGAGCTGCACGACCCTTCGCAAAGGATTCAATGGTCGCTACCGCTACGAACGTCTGAAGACCTCAGGCCAGGCGCGATACAGAGACCGGCCCGTCAAGGATGGGTTCTCCCATCCTCACGACGCTCTCCAGTATTTGTGCATGAGGGTGCGAAATGGCCTGAGCCCTGTGAAGGCCAGATCCGTCCAGACCGCGCCACATAGGGGATGGACATGAGTGCAATGGGATTACAAATGGTGGCGGTTCAGGCGCCCACCGAGATCGACGTACAAGTCGTTCAGAAGAATGACCTGATCGAGAGCTACGGCTCCGACCTTTCACGCCACGTCAGCGAGGCCTGGGAGCGAGCCAAGTTCGCCAAGACCGAGCTGACCGAGCGGCTCCTCCAGAACGAGCGCCAGCGCCGCGGTGTCTACGACCCCGAGAAGGCGATGGAGATCGCGCAGACCGGTGGCTCCGACATCTACATGCGGCTGACCGACGTCAAGGCTCGAGCGGCGTACAACTGGATCACCGACGTGATGCTGGGTGCGGGTCGCCGTGCCTACGAGCTCTCACCCGCCAGGGAGCCCGAGCTCCCGCCCGAGATCTCCGCTGGCATCGTAGACCTGGTCCGCATGGAAATGATGGAGTTCGTCCAGTCTGGCGGCGCCGTCCACCCCGAGGCGTTCCGCGTTCGCATGGAGCAGGTTCACGACACGATCGTGGACAAGATGCGCGAGGAGGCCAAGAACAAGGCCGTGCGCATGGAGAACAAGATCGAGGACCAGCTCAACGCGGGCGGCTTCGATCGCGCCCTGCGTGAGTTCATCGACGACTTCGTGACCTACCCCACCGCGATCCTGAAGGGTCCGGTGATCCGCCGCGAGAAGCGCCTGACCTGGGGTCCTGGCCACAAGCCGATCGTGATCCACGACCACGTTCGCCAGACCGAGCGCGTTTCACCTCACGACATGTTCCCCTCACCCAACGCCAGCAACGTCAACGACGGCTACCTGATCCAGCGTCACCGCCTGACCCGCGCCGGTCTGCAAACCATGCGCGGCACACCTGGGTACAGCGACAAGGACATCGACCAGGTGCTCGAGCGATTCGGCGAACAAGGTTTCCGCCAGTGGCTCATGGGCGACCAGGAGCGTGACCGCCTCGAGGGCAAACCCCACGCCCGCCTCTACACCAAGGAGGTCATCGAGGCCATCGAGTACTGGGGCTCCGTATCAGGGAAAACCTTGATGGATTGGGGCATGAAGGACAAGAAGATCCAGTGGAACCGCGAGTACGAGGTCAACATCTGGCAGGTTGGTCCTTTCATCATCAAGGCCATCCTGAACCCAGATCCGCTGGGAGCTCGCCCCTACGAGATCGCAAGCTGGGTTCCGATCCCCGGATCCTTCTGGGGGGTGGCCCTGCCCGAGCAGATGCGCGACGTGCAGATCATGTGCAACGCGGCAGCTCGCAGCCTGGCGAACAACATGGGCATCGCCTCCGGTCCTCAGGCCGAGGTGACTGTCGACCGCCTGCCTGACGGCGAGAACGTCACGCAGATGTACCCCTGGAAACTGTGGCAGACGACGTCTGACCGCACCGGTGGTGGCCAGCCTGCCATCCGGTTCTTCCAGCCCAACATGAACGCCGAGCCGCTGATGGCTGTCTACCAGTACTTCAGCCGCCAGGCCGATGAAGTGACCGGCATCCCGAACTACGTCTACGGCGCAGGCCAGGCTGGTGGCGCTGGTCGCACGGCGTCGGGTCTGTCGATGCTGATGGACAACGCGGCCAAGGGCATCAAGGGCGCGATCGTGTCGGTGGACTTCGTGGTCTCCGCCCTGGTCGAGCGCCTCTACAACCACAACATGATCTACGACCCGGACGTCTCCTGCAAAGGCGACTTCAAGGTCGTCGCTCGCGGGGCCATGGGCCTAGTCGCCAAGGAGCAGTTGCAGATGCGTCGCAACGAGTTCCTCCAGGCAACCCAGAACGAGATCGACATGCAGATCGTCGGCGCCAAAGGTCGCGCCTACCTGCTGCGCGAAGTGGCCGAGTCCCTCCAGATGGACACCGACAAGCTGGTGCCCACCACCGAGAAGCTCGAGTTCATCGAGGAGCGCATGCAGATGCAGCAAGCGATGGAAATGCAGCAACAGCAACAGCAGCAGATGCCCGCACCCCAAACCCTAGACGCCGCTGGCAATCCCGCCGGTGGTGTCGATGCCAACCTGGTCCAGTAAGGAGAATCACATGGCGACCAAGCCCTTCGCAGGAAAAGACAACAAGGCCGAAGAGATGGCCGAAGCGCGCAAGGTGCGCTCGGGCAAAGTGACCCCGGCTCAGTACGTGCGCGCGGAAAAGAAAGAGGGCGACAAGTCCTCTCGCGCCGCGCTCTTGGCTAAGGGCAAGGCCCTGGCCAGCGGCAAGATGAGCGCCAGCCAGTACGGCCTAATGGCCGACAAGAAGGCCAAGCGCTGATGCTCGAGCAGGCCAACGTCCGGGTGCTTCAGGCGTTCTCTGCGCTTGATGGCAATCCGGACTTTGAAGAAATCTGTGCATGGTTGGGGAAATCCCTAGTTACCATCCGCACCGACACTGACACGCAGAGGGACGAGGTCCTAACGCGATGGCAGCAAGGAGGATCTCAGGTGATCGCCGAGTTCTTGAAAAAGAAGGAAGCAGCCCGAGCCACCCTCCGCAAGTTGTGATTCGCCCCGTCGGGGCAAACCGCAGGACCAACAGCGGATTATGTTGGCACCGAGAACACCGGATCGAAGCAGTCGGGATAGGCCCCAACAGAGGCACCCCGAGAGCGAAGTGAAGGCTCAAGGAGTGTGAATTGAACCTACCACGCGCCGTCCTCGAGGCGGAAAGAAAGGCAGAAGAAGCTCTTCAACGACTGCAAACGGCTCGCCAGCCCCAGCAGCAGCAGAACGATCCCCCGCCAGGTGATCCTCCTGCTTCGGACCCGGCCCCTACGCCGCCTCCGAGTGAACCAGCAGCAACGGCAAATCCGGCACCCGCGGCCACCCCTCCGGCAAACACCGAGGGAGACGAGAAGTGGGAATCGCGATTCAAGACGCTGACCGGCAAATACAACGCCGAGGTTCCACGACTGCATGCGGCAATCAAGGAGCGTGATGCGAAGTTGAATAGCCTGACCGAAGAAGTGGAGGCGTTGAAGGCATCGCTTGCGAAACCGAAGGAATCGCTGGTGAAGCCGGAAGAGGTGAACGAGTTTGGTGAGCCGCTGGTTGATCTGATCCGTCGCGCTGCGCGCGAAGAGGTTCAGTCAAAGGATGCGGAACTCGCTGAACTTCGTCGGAAGCTGGATCAGGTCCAGGTCGCAACGGTGGAAACGAAGGAAGTCGGCTTCTACGAAGCTCTGGCTCAATCGGTTCCGGACTGGGTGACGATCAACGACGATCCCGAGTTTCACACCTGGCTGGGCGAGGTCGATGACCTGACCGGCATGCAACGCCAACAGATTCTGTCGCAGGCAGAAGAGAAGCGCGACGCGGGTCGTGTTGCCAGATTCTTCAACGCGTACAAAAAGGTTCAGCAAGAAAAAGCGGCAGAAGCCAACACATCGTTGGACTCACAGATCGCCCCGCCTACGTCGCGTGTAGACGCGCCGCCGCAGGGCAAGAAGATCTGGACGCGTGGAGAGATTGCGGACTTCTATGCCCGTGATCGCCGCGGAGAGTTCAGTGCTGAGAAGGCTGCTGCCATCGATCAGGAAATTCAGTTAGCAGTCACGGAGAAACGTGTGCGCTGACTGAGCACCTTCAAAGGTACGCATCATGTCTCTCGCAACTTCTGGAAACTACTACGGCGCCGGTTCTGGCGTCGACTCCTACTCTGGCGCCTCGGGTTTCATCCCCGAGATTTGGTCTGGCAAACTCCAGGTCAAGTTCTACAAGTCCACCGTCCTCGGTGAGATCACGAACAACGACTGGGAAGGCGAGATCAAGGGCCAAGGCGACAAGGTCAACATCCGCACCATCCCGACCATCACCATCAGCAACTACTCCAAGGGCCAGAACCTGACCAACCAGGTTCCGACCAGCACCCCCTTGGAGCTGAACATCGACAAGGGCAAGTACTTCGCCGTCGTTCTGGACGACGTGGACGCTACCCAAGCCGACGTCAAGCTGATGGACATGTTCACCAACGACGCATCTCAGCAAATGAAGATCGCGATCGACGGCGACGTGTTGGGCTCGGTGTACGCCGACGCAGCCTCCGCCAACAAGGGCGCCACCGCTGGTGCCGTCTCTGGCGACATCAACCTGGGTGCCACCGGCGCTCCCCGCCAGGCCACCAAGGACACCGTCCTGGACATCATCCTGGACATGGGCCAGTGCTTGGACGAGCAGAACGTTCCCGAAGAGGGTCGTTGGGTTGTCCTGCCCGCTTGGATGGCTTCGCTGATCAAGCGCTCCGACCTGAAGCAAGCCTACTTGACCGGTGACAGCGTTACCCCGCTGCGCAACGGCAAGATCGGCATGATCGACCGCTTCACCGTCTACATCAGCAACAACCTGACCCGCGTCACCGACCTGGGTTCGGACAGTGCTTCTGGTGGCACCGGTGGTGCAGCCGACAGCTACGCATGGAACATCATGGGCGGCACCCGCGACGCGATCTCCTTCGCTTCGCAGATGACGAACGTGGAGACCCTGCGTGCTCAGTCGACCTTCGGCAACATCGTGCGCGGCTTGAACGTGTACGGCTTCAAAGTCACCAAGCCCGAGGCTCTGGTGAACGCCTACGTGAAGAAGTAAACCTTCCCGGAGAACGGGGGGAGGGGGTAACTCCCCTCCCCCTTTTTTTATGCCAAAACTCCTCAAACAAACCACCACCGGAACCATCTACGTATGGACTGAGCGACTCGCAGAACGGCCCGATATGGAGCCGTACGAGCCACCTCAACGCGCAGAAATCCCCAACGAGAATACCGAGAAGGCCAGCGCGGAGACCACGCCTCCCGAGCCACGCCCTGAACTTCAGGATGCGATCGAGGCGTTTCGCAGACAGGTTTCAAAAGGTTCCCGCAAGGGAATCAAAACTTCTGCGGGTGAAACATGAAGGTCTCAGACGTAATCTCTCGCGCCAGGACGCTGCTCAACGACACGGACTCGGCGAACTACCGCTGGTCCAACGCCGAAATGATCGACGCGATCAATGACGCGCAGAAGCTCATTGCTGTCCACCGACCGGATTCCTGTGTCACCGACACCGACCTGACTCTCGTCAACGGCGTCACGCAGACTCTTCCCGCCTTTGGCTTTCGCCTGATGGACGTGATCTGCAACGTCTCTTCGGTCGACAACTCCGAAGGCCGTGCGATCACCATGATCGATCGCCGCGAGCTCGACACGTACTCGCCCAACTGGCGCTCAGGCACCAAGGCCAGCGTGATCGAGAACTTCATGTACGACCCTCGCAACCCGCTGAAGTACGAGGTCTACCCTCCCGCATTGGCTGGCAGCAAAGTGCGAGCCACCTTCTCGAAGAACCCCGTCCTGGTTAACGATGTCAACGATGACCTGACGGTCACGGACGTGTACTTCGAGCACGTTCTGATGTTCACGATGTTCCGCGCCTACTCGAAGGACATGGAGTTCTCGGGCAACGCGCAGCTCGCCGCTGGCTACATCAGCTTGTTCAACGGCCTGCTTGGCATCAAGACCAACAAGGACAACGCGTTCGCTCCTGCGGTCAACCGCAAGGGTGCTCCGCCCAATGTCGCGGCCATCCAGATGGGCGGTGTCTGATGGCGACCTACCAAGACTTCTTCCCGTACATCCTGCCCGAGGTGTCTGGCGCGCCGACGCCGGTTGTGCTGAACGCGGTCCGCAACGCCTGCATCAAGTTCTGCGAGCAGAGCCTGATCCTGAACCGAGACCACGATCCGGTGACCGTGATTGCGAACGTCGTGGACTACGACCTCGAGCCGCCGACCGGCTACCTGGTGGCCAAGGTCACCAAGGCCTGGCTGGACAACATCCCGCTGGATCCTCTGAGCCCGGACGTGATCGCCGATGCGGCGGTCTACAACCGTCTGTACAGCAGCTACGAGGCATCGCCATCCACGCCTCGCCGGTTCCTGCAAAAGGACGAGCGCTCGGTTTCCCTGTGGCCCATGCCCGACAAGAAGTACGCCAACGGCCTGACCATGCGCGTGGCTCTGAAGCCCACCCGTGCGTCCACCACGATCGAAGACGTGATCTTCGAGGACTACGCCGAGGTGATCGCAAGCGGCGCCCTCTCGCGTCTGATGCTGGCTGCTGACAAGCCGTACACCAACGAGAAGATGGCCGCATTCCACGCGAGCGAGTTCATCAAGGGCGTGAACGTGGCCCGCTCTCGCGCACTGCATGGCCACACGCGCTCGAACCTGAGCGTGAAGCTGAGGAAGATCTGATGAGCAAGACCCAAGACCCCCGGCTGGCTCGCGCAGGCGTGTCTGGCTACAACCGGCCCAAGGCCACCCCCAGTCATCCAACCAAGAGCCACGTCGTCGTGGCCAAGGTTGGTGACCAGGTGAAGACAATCCGCTTCGGCCAGCAAGGCGTGAAGGGAAGTCCCGATGGCTCCGCTCGCAATGAGTCTTTCAAGGCTCGTCATGCCGAGAACATCGCCAAGGGAAAAATGAGTGCCGCCTACTGGGCAGACAAAGTGAAGTGGTAAGGCCATGGCTGAAAAAATCAAACTCGTTCAGGGCGACACCCTCCCATACATCAAGCTGACGCTGTCAGACCCGGAGACCGGCGAGCGAATCAACGTCTCTGACCCTGACGTGATCGTGCGCGTGAAGTTCCGCGCAGCAGGCAGCACCACCGTTCTCTCAACGCTCATCTGTCAAAAGCTGATCGAGCCCCCCGGCACGGTCGCAGGAGACCGAGGCGTTGTGAGATTCAACTTCCCCAACGGAACCCTGGATGTTGAGCCGGGCCTCTACGAAGGTGAGGTTGAGATCGACTTCGACGGACAGGTTCAGACCGTCTACGAGGTCCTCAAGTTCAACGTCCGTCAACAGTTCTAAGAAGGAATCAACATGTCCGCAATGTCCGACTACCTGGAAAACAAGCTGATCGATCAGCTCTTCCGCGCACAAACCGCCCCGTCTACCGGCACCCTGTACATCGGTCTGCTGACCGCAGCTCCCAGCGACTCTGGCGGCGGCACCGAAGTCTCCGGTGGCTCGTACGCCCGTGTGGCCGTCACCTCGAGCCTGGCCAACTGGGCTGGCACTCAGTCTGCCGGTTCGTCTGTTGCCTCGTCTGGCACCAGCGGCGCAACCAGCAACAACAACGCGATCACGTTCCCCACGCCCACCGCTGGCTGGGGCACGGTCACCCACTTCGGCATCTACGACGCATCCTCCGGTGGCAACCTGCTGTTCTGGGGCGCTCTGACCATCGCCAAGACGGTCAACCAGGCTGACACGGTCACCTTCCCCGCCGCGTCTCTGTCGATCACGTTCGCGTAATCGAGGTAGCGGGTGCTGCTGAATGGATCGGTCCTCAACTTCGCCACGCTGAACGGCGATGCTGGGGAAACTCGACTCATCGAGACGGCAGTATTTGCTACCGCATCGGTCTCCGCCGCACTCGGCAAGACCGTAGGACTCGCTGGCGCCATCACTGGCGTCATGAACTTTTCGGCCTCCGCGAGCCTGACCAAGGTCTGCGCCGCGGCAGGGGACACCACGATCTCCACCGTCGCCTACATCGGCCTGGGCATGGTGGTCTCTGGATCGGTGGCGGCATCTGCTTCCGCATCTGGCATGGCCTCACTAGGGTTTACCCTTAGCGGTACGGCAGCAGCCGTTCATGACGCAACCGGAGCTCTGGCCAAGACCTCCGTGGCATCCGCAGTGATCTCGAGCTCCGCCTCTTTGAGTGGCGAGTTCAGCATCGATCGCGGTGTGACTGGCGACGCTCAGGTCTCGGCAACTGCTGATGGCCTGTTTGGATTTCAGGTCGAGATGGCTGGCTCAGTCCAGGTGTCTTCGTCTGGATCTGCCGACCTGGGCAAGGTCGACAGCCTGGCATCGACTGCCGCGTCCTCCGGCGAGAGCGTTGGCCAGGCCACGGCCATCAAGGTCTGCTCTTCCGAAGCGGTGGCCACGGCCATCACGAACGGCCTGGCGCAGCTCGACGTCCCGCTGAATGCGGTTGGCGGTGTCGCTACCGCCCTGACCGCTGGCGAGGCCGCTCTGACCGTCAACATGGAAGTGGCTGGTTCTGTCGTCGCAACGGTGGAACCGGCGCCAGCAGAGCTCACCAAGATCATTGACGCGTCTGCCGAAGCCTCGGCATCGACCTCGAGCTCCGCAACGATCGAGAAGCGCGTCGCAGGCTCTGGCAGCTCCACGGCCCAGACCTCCGGTCTTGCGGCCCTGGACAAGAACATCTTCGCGGTGGGCTACGCCAATGCGGCGATCTCCGCGAGCGCATCCATCACTAGGAACCTGGAAGGCAACGCGATCCCGGAGACCTTTGGCTCTGGGCTCTTGAGCATCGAGAAGCCGATCTCTGGCGCTGGCGACGAGCTCACGACGTCTCTGGTCGAGCTGCTGCTGGTACTGGGCCTGGAAGGAACGTCCGACACGTTCTTCGCCGCGGACTCGACCATGTTCCTGGTCAAGAACGCCGAGGGCTACGAGATCGCGGTTGCCACCGTGGTGGACGCACACCTCCGTCGCCTGTTCCGGTACTCGGGTGTTCAGGTCGTCAAGAAAGAGGATGCGGTTGGATTCAATCAGGAAGTTCTCGCGTCGGTGTCTGTCGAGGCAGACATCGAGGAGGCTTCCTCTGTTGCGACCGCTGCACTTGTTGCGGTTGGCGCGGTTGTTGAGCGCGGCATCCAGGTGTCCGCAGAACTAGAACTCGGCTCGATCACTGCTGTTGATGTGCAGGAGATCGGCATTGAAGTGAAGAGAGCAGCGTAATGGCCGTCCTATATTCAAACAACGCATCGAGCACGCTCAGCGCATCCATCACTTCGACGGCGACCAGCCTTTCGGTTGCCTCCGGTGCTGGCGCCCTCTTCCCTGCGCCCAGCGGCTCAGACTATTTCTACATCACGCTGGTCAATTCGGCTGGCGCGATGGAGGTCATGAAGGTCACCGCCAGGTCGGCTGACACGCTGACGGTGGTTCGCGGCCAGGACGGCACAACTGGTGTCGCCTGGGCTGCTGGCGATCGCGTTGAGCTGCGCTTCACCAAGGCAATGCTCGATGACTTCAAGACCGACACTCGGGCCGGGTATCTGCCTCTGAGCGGCGGCACGTTGACCGGAACTCTCAACGTCAACGCAAACGATGGCCTCAAGGCTACGTACGGCGGAACAGATGGTGACACCTGGTATCGCGGCTGGGGCATGGAGAGCAACCGGACCACGGTCTACATCCGGCCGACCACCAACGGAGTTCAATCGCTTCGGATCGGATACAGCGAGAACAACCAGAACTGGATTGGCGTACGAGTTGACGCGAACACGTTCACGCACAACGGATACAACGTTCTCAACGCGAACAACTACACGAACTACGCCGCTGCCGCCTCGCACACCCACAGTTACCTGCCGCTGAGCGGTGGCACGCTGACAGGAAATCCTAACGTCAGCACCTCGGGCCCAATCGACACCTACTTCACTGCCGGCTCTGCGGCTTCTTGGCGTTTTATCTTTGTCGATACTGTGAACGCGGCAACCTATGGTGTTGGCGCGAGTGGGTTCGGAATCTACCGGAACGGCAACAGCGACTACTCGCTGATCTTTGCGACAGACGGCTCTGTCAACGCTCCTGTGGCCTTGAAGCAAGGCGGCAACCAAGTTCTGCATGCGGGCAACTACAACAGCTACTCCCCTTCGCTGACTGGTTCTGGCGCATCCGGTACGTGGGGCATCAATGTAAGTGGCAGCGCGGCATCCGCCTCGAACGCCAGCAACGCCTGGCAGCTTGGGACTGATATTGGCTCAAAAGCCAATGCGCTTCAGTATTGGCAGAGTTCTGGCAATGACACGCTGAACCCAAATACAAACTGGCACTACGCTCTGCGCATGTCTCACGGCGATGCGGAGACCTATTACTCCGCCACGCTTGCCCTCGACTTCCACGACGATGTTCTTTCGTTCCGGAGGAAAGTCAATGGGACCAACCAGACATGGCGCACTGTGCTGCATAGCGGCAACTTCTCTTCCTACGCCCTGCCAAACCCAGGAAGCGGTTCCAGCGGTCGTGTACTGATCAACCTCAGCGGCAACCCGTCTTGGTCTGACGCCAGCTTCACCTACGACCCGATCATGGGTCAGTTCCGCGCCACAAACTTCCGCGCGAACGTGGGCGATGCTGCTCCGACGTGGAACTTCAACGCCATCCTGCATGCGGGCAACGTCAGCAGCTACGCCGCCCCAATTTCGCACTCGCATTCGTTCGATAGCCTGACCAGCAAGACTGGGGGCACCGGTGACTACATGACCACCGGCAGCTTCATTGCTCAAGGCATCCTGCGCGTTCAGAACGGCAGCGCTGACTGGGATTCGCTTGACCTCGATGCGAATGGCGCAACGCACATCATCAACGCTCGCGGAGCTGAGACCGGGCTGTCATTCCAGTTCGACAGCACTGAGCGGATGTTCCTGTCGAATGGCGGGCAGCTGTACACAAGCAGCAAAGCAGTTGCTGACGGCTGGGTTCATTCCGACCGCGACTTTGTCGATGGCACGCTGATTCAAACGGACATCAATTACAGCAACACAAACGGCGATCCGTTCGTTCTTGAGATTCGCGGCAACTCCTACGGTAGTCAGGTTCCGTTTGACATCCAGTACCAGGGGTACATCTACTCCGACACCATCATCAACCATGGCGGGTACTCCAACGGAACCAACATCACCGGATTGGTTGCAATCAACTACAACGGCAACCTTTGCTTCTGGTTTCCTCGGCAGGCCTACTGGCAAGGCTTCTACGTCCGCGCGTACTCCGCTTACGCGACCTACCCCCGGCAACGCGTTTCCAGCATAAGCAACAGCGCCAAGCCAACGACGGCAAAGCAGGTTGATCTGTCGTCCAACATTCGCCAGTCGCTGCACAGCGGGAACTACACCAGCTACTCGCCTACCCTGACTGGCGGAGGGGCATCCGGCACTTGGAGCATCAACGTCACCGGCTCGGCCACAAGCGTTGGCGGCTACTCCTCTGACGGCTGGCTGCGAAAGGTTAGCGACGCAAGCCAGTTCCAGATCTACGGAAATTCGCGCTCCATCATCTTCCGCACTGACGGGACAACCAATCCCCACGGCGGCGGCGGATACCCGTACATCTGGTTCTATGGCGGCTCATCCGATTCAGATCGTCGGATGATTCTCGCGACAGACGGGACGATTTGGTCGAACAGTTACGGCTGGCTGCACACAGCCTTTGCTGCTGCGTCTCACACTCACAGCTACCTTTTGCTGCGCGGCACAACCAGCGGAAACATCGACTCCGATTGGGGCGAGAGCTCGATCACGTTCGATCCGGTTCCTTCTGGAACGCCGCCTCTTTCGTCGCCAAACATTCGCACGCTGAATCTTGGCAACGACTACAACCGCCGAACTCAGCTCGCGTTCAACTACGAATCTGATCGCGCCTTCTTCCGTCGCCGCGCTGATGGCGGTTGGCTTTCGTGGCGCGAGTTCTTGCACTCTGGAAACTTCAGCGACTGGGCCGCCCCCGCATCGCACACGCACAACTACGTGTTGAAGACCGGCGACACGATGACTGGTCGCCTGACCATCGACGGCTCCGGGTGGACGACCAGCAACCGCAACTACTCCAACGAGTGGATCGAGTTCGGCAATTACTCTGGCTTGTACAGCCCGCTGAACGGCGCGCACTTTTATCCGAACAATGGATCGTACGGCTCCTGGCGTATTGCCGGTGTAAGAAACTCATGGAACGGCCTTGAGTTTGACGCAAGCAACACTCAAGTGTCGATGATGATTGGAACCGATGGCAACACTGTCGGTTGGCATGCAAATAGTTATGGCTGGAAGCTTCGTTGGGCTAGTGGTACTGCCTACGTCCACAAAGGAACCTATGGCGGCGGAACCGAAGCCACCGTTCTCGACAGCAGCAACTACACCAACTACGTTCCATACGGCTACCCAGGATGGCCTGGCTCCCCCGGCACTGACGCCAACAATTTCCACTCCGGAAATTGGCTGCGATCGTCGTTCACGTACGCCAACAACGCGCCGCACACAGGCACGATTGTTCATTTCCCGTCGAGCGGGTACGACCTTCAGCTCAATGGTTCTTATGGCGGAACCTCGCTCTCGTTCCGTAATCGCAACGGCGACAACGGTACGTGGAACGCCTGGAACACTGTTCTTCACTCCGGCAACTACACCAGCTACGCCGCTCCGGCCGCGCACAATCACAGCCAATACCTGCCCATTACCGGTGGTCCGATGTACGGGACGATCACCACCGACGCCGGCACCGCGATCGCCTTCACCAACATTGGCAGCGGCACATACAACAAGGGCGTCCTTGTTGTAAACGCCGGTAGCGCTACATTGGAAGCGCCGCTGATGACAGATGCCGCTGGTGGCACGAAGGTCATCACCTACCTGACGTGGCGCGGCGGGTACGCGACACAGGGTGGCCTAAAGCTGACTGGCGGCGCAAACGGGGAGCTTGGTGGTAACGCCATCCTCCACGCTGGCAACTACTCCAGCTACGCCTTGCCATTAAGCGGCGGAACTCTTGCCTCGACCAATGATGGAATCCTGACGCTGAACAAATCCAGCGGCACAGGGTGGGGCTACATCAACTTCTCCCAGGCAGGCACCCGGCGCTTCTATTTCGGCTTGAATGCCTCGTTTGAGCCGGAGCTTGGCACTGACAACGGCGGCACTTTCCGCGTCATCGGCAACATGACTGTTGGGGGTAATCAAGTCCTCCACGCAGGGAACATCAGCAGCTACGCGGGCGCAGACACCGGAGCAAAAGGAAATATTCAGATCTTCAACGCCTCCGGCACGTTCACTGTTCCGGCTGGCATTACCAAGCTGCGCATCACTGCGTTTGGCGGTGGTGGCGGCGGCGCTTCAGCTTACGGATGGGCTGGTGGTTCTGGCGGCGCAGGCATTGCCATCGTTACGGTCACCCCAGGAACCAGCTACACCGTCACGATCGGCGCCGGTGGCCGCGGAGCTGGTTGGACCGGCGGATCTTTGGCGGGCGGCACGACTTCCTTCGGATCTCTGGTTACCGCAACCGGCGGCCTGGGAAGCGTGTGGAACACCGTGTCCCCGACGATGGGTAGCTTCACGACGACGGGCACTTTGATCGCAAGCATCAAGGCCACGGCCGGAAACCTGAGCCTGTGGGGCGGCGCAGATGGCGCGACCTCGTATTCATTTGTGGGTGCTGGCGGCGGCGGAATGCACGGCGGAGGCGGCTCTGCTGGAACCGCTGGTGGCAACTCCATCTATGGCGCCAAAGGGAACAATGGCGGCTCATCTCCAACAACCTCAAACGGCGGAGCCGGCGGGAGCGTCTCTGGAGGAGCCGCTGGAGGGGCTGGCGGAGTCTATGGCACGGATGGCTATGGAGTCGCCTACGGAGCCGGTGGCGGCGGCGCTGGCGGAATGATTATTGAGTGGTAAGGAACGTAGATGAAAAGAGCTCTGATTTCTCCCATTGAGCCGGTAAGCCAGGTTGTCTCATGGGAACAGGTCGATGGATCCTGGATTCCAGTCTTTGAGACGATACCCGGCTCCGCGAGAGTTGCGGACGTTGTCGAGACATCCTTTGATGTCGCGCCGCCTCTGTTCTGGACTGACTGTGATGACGACGTGCTTGAGAGATCTTGCTACTACAACACCGAGCAAGACCAGATCCTTGATGTCGATCACGCGCCTCATCCCAATCCTCCTCCGACTCGCTCCAGCGGAACCATCCCCAGCGCTACCCTATGAGCACACCAGAAGTAAAGATCGGCTGCGTCGCCAACCTGTACAGCCGCATGATGCACTTCAAGAAGGCTGGCGACATTGAGTACGGCCACACCCATCAGTTCGACCATCTGACGCTTCTCTCATCCGGAAGCCTGAAGGTCACGGTAGACGGCGTCGAGAGCGTTTTCAACGCACCTCAGATGATCTACATCCGAGCCGACAAGAACCACGAAATGGTGGCCCTGGTCGACAATACGGTCGCCTACTGCATCCACGCACTCCGGACGAAAGATGGAGACATCATCGATCCGGAGAGTGTTCCCGCTGGCGTTGAGGTCCGCTCGATCGCCGCACCAATCGTTAACTAAAAGGAAGTCACATGACCACATTCAATCTTCGCATTTCCGCCGCTCGCACCCGCGACGAAGGCGGCTTGACCGACATCTTGACCCAGGTCGAGTGGGTCCTCTCCGCCGACGTTGACGGCAGCGTCTTTGAGCTACCCGGTAAGACCACTATGGGTCCTGTCGACGCTCAGAACTTCACCCCCTACTCGCAGCTCAGCCAGCAGCAAGTCATCGACTGGGTGAACGCCATCGAGGACACCCCTGAAGGCAAGCTGCCTGGCATGAAGGCTCACACCGCAATGATCGCTACGCGCATGGCTGCGGAAGCAGCTCTGGCTGGCAAACCTCTGCCTTGGGCTCCAGCTCCTGAGGCCCCGCAAGGTGCGTGATGGGCGAACAGGAAATGGTCAGCAAGGCGGAGGCGAAGCTCATGTCACATGAGGCCGTCTGCGCCGAGCGTTACACGCAGATGTGCTCGTCGCTCGAGAAGGGCGACAAGCGCATGACCAAGATCGAGTACTTGCTGTACGTCGTGATGGTGATCGTGCTCCTTGGCCCTGGTGCCGGGGCCGAGTTCTTCAAGAAGCTGTTCCACTTCTGATGTGGATCCGCTCACCCTTCTTGCGATGGCCAACGGCGCAGTTGCCGCCGTCAAGAAGGGTTGCCAGCTTTACAAGGACATCAAGAGCGCTGCTGGCGACGTCAGCGCAGTTCTCAAGGACATCGACAAGCAGTTTGCTGGAAGAAAGGTAACCAAGGCTCAGGCCGAAAAGATCGCTGAGAAAAAGGCGGAGTTCAAGGAGGCGGCGACCACCGACCCCAACGACGTCATCTCGCGTATCGGCAACCAGCTCGGAGACTTCTTCGACGCGTTCGACAAGATCGAGCAGCTCTTCTACGAAGAGGAGCGTCACGCCCTTGAGGTGTACGAAGGTTCCGAGTCCGTGAGCAAGCGAGCGTTGAGCCGTGTGTTGATCCGGTCGCGCTTGCAGATCATGCAGCAGGAGATCAAGGAACTGATGATCTATCAGTCCCCTCCTGAGCTCAAAGACCTCTGGTCTCGCTTTGAAGTGATGCGAGAGCAGATCGGCCGAGAGCAAAAGCAAGCGTGGGAACGCTTGCGGATAAAACGTCAGCAGCAGGAGGCGGAGCGCCGACAGCTAACGGACTTCTATTGGGGGATTGCCACATGGTCGGGCGGAGTAACAGTGGTGTTGGTGTACGTGATGCTGCTGCTCTGGGCAATCGTGCGGCACAGAGAGGGCTTGCTCTCTCTATGGTGGGCAACGTGATCATGATCGTGATCTTGATCTTGGCCCTCACGTTCGGCGGGTTCCTCTACATGGACTACCGGACTGAGAGATCCAAGAACGTGATCATCGAGAGGAAGGTAAATGAACTAAAGCGCCGGTGGGAAAGCGGGTGCGGAAAGGATTGATGTGAAGTGGACTGTTTTGTTGGTGCTGGCTCTCATGGGTTGCCAGGACCGTTTCCGTTACCCATGCCAAGACCCGGCGAACTGGGATTCCCCGCGATGCCAGCGCCCTCAATGTGCAATCACTCAGGAGTGCCCTGACCAGCTAATCAAGCCAGAAGAAATGAAAGGTGATACCCGATGAACAACGACAAGATCGAAGGAATTATCAAGCTACTGATCACAGTCACCTTCTGCATGACGATCGTCTGCATGGTGTTCCTGTCCATGTACAGCTTGGTGTTTGTTCCCCAGCCCATGAACGCCATCGCGCCCGCTGACAAGCAGTTCTTCTTCCTGCTGTCAGACATGAGCAAGTACATCCTGGGCAGCTTAGGCACCCTGCTCGCCATCAAGGGCAAAGACGCCATCAAGGACATGATGAGCAAGCCCCCAGAACCAGAGACCCCCACCCAGAATGACGGCAAGGAGGGCAAATAATGTTGCCAGTAATCGCATCCATCGTTTCCGGTCTGATCAGTAACGGCATGCACAAGGTTGCAGACGCCGTCATCGAGAAGGGTGTCGACGCCGTCCAGGAGAAGCTGGGCGTCGAGCTCAAGCCCGAAGGTCAGATGACCAAGGACGACTACGCCAAGGTCCAGGCCGAGGCCATGAAGCACGAAGAGTTCATGGCGGAGCTGGACGAGAAGTCCCGCCAGCGAGCCACCGACATGCAGATGGCCGCAATGAAGTCTGATGACCCGCTCGTTCGGCGCTTCGTCTACATCTTCATCGCCTTCTGGTCTGTGTTTGCGGTGGGGTTCATTCCGTCCCTGATTTGGGCGCCGATCCCTGAGTCTGGCACTCGCTACGCCGACACGATCCTGGGCTACGTGATGGGCACCATCGTCACGTCCATGTTCGCGTTCCTGCTGGGCTCGAGCCAGGGTAGCCGCATGAAGGACGACAAGAAATGAAGCCGACCATCGAGAACATGGTGGCGGCTGGCATCAAGCGCAGCGTCGCCGAGGCCTGGTATCCGTGGGTCTGCAAGGCCCTGGAGGAGTTCAAGATTGACACGCCAAACCAGGTGGCTGGTTGGCTGGCTCAGACGGCTCATGAGTCGGGTGGCTACACCCTGCTCGAGGAGAACCTGAACTACCGCGCAACCATCATGGCGGTGTGCTGGCCAGGCCGCTTCGCAGAGGTGGAGCCTGACCCTTCCAAACCCGGCAAGACCCGCCCCAAGCGCGATGCCAAGGGCGCCCTGATCCCCAACAAGTTCGCCCTGGCCCTGGAGCGCAAGCCGGAGGCCATCGCCAACGTCGTCTACGCCAGCCGTATGGGCAACGGCCCGACCGAGTCTGGTGAGGGTTGGAAGTACCGCGGGCGCGGCCTGAAGCAGTTGACCGGCAAAGACAATGTGACCCGGTGTGGCAGAGCCCTCGGCGTGGACTTCGTGTCCAACCCGGATCTGCTTCTCCAGCCCGAGTACGCGGCTCGTTCGGCGGCGTGGTTCTGGGCGTCCAACGGGTGCGGTCAGATCATCGACGGCGTGTCTTGCACCAAGGACTCTCTGAAGGTCGATTTCTGCAACCTGACCAAGCGAATCAACGGCGGCACGATCGGTCTTCCTGACCGCGAAAAGCGCTTCAACGCAGTGCTCGCGTCCATCAATGGCCAGCCAATCACGGCATGAAGCCCCAATTATGATCACCTAAGCAAAGCGCACCGGAGCGAACAATGGCAAAAACAACTGCGCGAATCACGTTCACCAAGACCAAAACGTTCACGGTGACCCTTGATTTCCCCGGACAGACGTCCCTCACTGACTCTGAACTCTTGACGTCCGCTGGCGGCGCGGCTGGAGCCTTTGGTCAACTCTCCCTTGGCGAGCTGCTTGCTGGCGCACCCAGTGCCAGTGGCGTGATCACGAACGGCAACTGGTCTGTTCAGACGACCAAGCAAGCCATCGAGCCGTACTCCATGTGGTTCGCCAACACGGCTCTTACCGCTGGCCTGCGAGTCGCTCCGGTCTCTCCCGGCAACCGCCTGTACGTCGTGACTGCCGCCGGAACCACCGGGTCTACCGAGCCGACCTACAACACCACGATTGGTGCCACCACGGTGAGCGGCTCGGCCACACTTATGGCCATCGACAAGTTCTTCAGCATTCTGACTTTCGGGACCACAACCGGCTACTCGGCTGGCCAGGTGGTCAGGCCCAACGGCGGCTCCACCGCTGAGTTCCTGGTTACTTCTGGCGGCACTTCTGGCGGTAGCGCACCAAGCTGGCCGACGACCATCGGCTCGACCGTTGTCTCTGGCGGCGTGACCTTCCTGTGCATCTCCAACGGCTGAGGCGAGTGATATGCCAACAGCCGCCGTCAAAGCCTTTGATGGACTAAAACCTATTGCCGACCCCGTCCTGCTTGATCAGGGCGCGGCAACGGTCGCCAAGAACCTTCGACTGGTCTCTGGCGCCATCCAGCCGGTTCAAACCTGGACCACGCTGAAAGCTCTCACCAAGACCAACCCCAAGACGATCTACCGCTACGGCAACTCGTCGGACCCGACCGAGTACTGGCTCGAGTTCACCGACGACACGGACGTCATGCGCTCCCCGATCGCCGACAACCAGTACGGGATGCTGTACTGGTCCAACGGCACGGACGTGCGCTACGCGCCCAACAGCCTGATCGTCTCTGGCAGCTCCTACCCTGGCGCCAGCTACAAGCTCGGCGTTCCTGCTCCGGCGGCAAAGGCCAGCCTGAACGGTACGCAGCCCAATGCTGCGGCAAAGTCGGTGACCCTGACGGTGGTCTACACCTACGTCACGGCCTACGGCGAGGAAGGCCCGCCCTCCCCAGCCTCGGACGTTCTGACGGTAGACCCGGATCAGTCGATCACTGTAAGCGGCATGTCCGCCGCCCCGAGTGGCGACTACAACATCACGCTCAAGCGGATCTACGTCTCTTCGACCGTCGGCAGCTCGGCGAACTTCCAGTTCTGGAAGGAGATCCCCGTTGCCACCACTGAGAAGACGGATCCGTACAACCAGGCTGGGTTAGGGGAAACCCTACCCTCCGTCGATTGGGTTGCGCCTCCTGCTGCCCTCAAGGGCCTGAAGGCCATGGCCAACGGCATCTCGATTGGGTTCGTTGAGAACACGATCTACATGTGCGAGCCCAACCTTCCGCATGCCTGGCCACACGCCTACCCGATCAACTACAAGATCGTTGGCATCGGCGTCTATGGCCAGACCGCCGTCGTCCTGACGGATGGCCTGCCGTACATCGCCAACGTCCTGGACCCGGCTGCTGCCAGCTTCGAGGACTTGAAGACGCCTCAGGCCTGCATGTCCAAGGCTTCGATCGCCGAGACCCTGGAAGGCGTCCTGTACGCCTCTCCTGACGGCCTGGTGATGATCGGCTCTGGCGGCATGAATGTGGTAACGGCGGGTCTTCTGAGCCGCAAGCAATGGCTCGAGTACAACCCCTCGAGCATGCGCGGCGTGATCCACGACGGTCGCTACCACTGCTTCTTTACCAAGACCAACGGCACTCGCGGCACGTTGATCTTTGACTTCTCGGGGCAAGGCGCCAAGCTCGTATCGCACGATGCTCATGTGGCGAACGCTGTCACCGCAGCTCACACCGATCCGCGCACGGACACCCTGTACCTGGCTCAGCAGGGCAACATTGTTGCCTTTGACTCCGGTTCGAACATGACGTTCACCTGGCGGTCCAAGACGTTCCGCATGCCGTTCCCGATCAACATGGGTGTTGGGCAAGTCATTGCCGACACCTACCCGGTGACCATGCGGGTCTACGCCGATGGGGCCCTGAAGACTCAGAAGACCGTCACCGACAACAACGCCTTCCGGCTTCTGGGCGGGTTCCGTGCAACCGACTGGTCGTTTGAGGTCGTCGCCGAAACCCGAGTCACTCAGGCCTGCATCTCGACGTCCGTTGAGGAGCTTCGCGCCTCATGAGCGACGAGACCAAAGTCCCATCGATCCCGGCCGTAAGCCTGACGAACCTCAAGGAGGTCGTCAGCGCGGTCAAGATGATCCTGGACACCAGGGAAGGGAAGATCGGCGACCCGCTGGACGCTAACGTCACCTTCCGGGACATCGTTAAGGCTGGTCTGGTGACGGCAAGCCCTGCCTCTCAGGCCAATCGGACTGTGCCCGTTCTGCCCGTTTGGGTGGACCCGGACGGCTACGACCCCACCACGGATCTGACGACCCCTCCCCGTCCTGAGGGGTTCACTGCGACAGGAGCGTTCGCCACGGTGATCCTGCAATGGACCCGTCCGGCAATCCGCAACCTGGCGTACACCGAAATCTGGCGGGCCGACACCAACGTGATCGGCAGTGCGGTCCGTGTCGCGACGAGCTCGACAGAGTTCCACGTCGACAACATTGGCGCCAGCGCGACCAAGTTCTACTGGGTTCGGTTCGTATCGCAGGCCAACATCATTGGCCCGTACAACGCCGTCAACGGCACCGAGGCTGCGACTGCGGTGGATCCTGGGCTCGTACTCGAGAGCCTGACCAATCAGATCACCGAAGACCAGCTCTACACGGATCTGTCCCAGCGAATCGACCTGATCGACGGCCCCTCCACCACGGTTGGCACGGTTGCCTACCGCCTGGCGCAGGAAGCCAACTTCCGGCAGCTCTCGATCAACTCGGCGATCTCTCTTGAGGCTGCAAACCGCAGCACGGCGATTGCCAACGAGGCCAGCAACCGAATCAATGCGATTGCCGCGGAGGCTCTTTCCAGGTCTGAGGACATTGAAGTCCTCCAGACCCAGATTGACACCTTGGTGGCCGCGAGCTCTGGAGACTTCCAGGACTTCATTGCGATCATCAACCAGGAGCAGACGGCTCGGATCGAGAGCGACACCGCGATCACCGAGAACATCTACGCCCTGATCTCAAAGGCGGGTGAGAACACCTCCTCGATCCTGGTCGAGCAAAGCACTCGGGCATCGGCAGACGCCACCCAGGCAACGCAGCTCACCACCCTGGTCGCAGGCTTTGGCGCCAACCAGGCAGCAATCGTCAACGAACAGACTGTAAGGGCCTCGTCAGATTCGGCTACGTCCAGCCAGCTCCTCGGCCTGACTTCTACGCTGGGCAACAACAACTCAGCGCTTTCGGTCGAGCAAACGACCCGAGCCACGGCTGACGGCGCCCTGACGAACCAGGTCACTTCCTTGGCGGCTCAGGCTGGCAGCTCGTCTGCCGCCCTCCAGGTAGAGCAGACCACCCGGTCCGACCAGAACACGGCCCTGTCTAGCCAGGTCACGTCCATGGCCTCGGTTCTGGGGGTCAACGGCGCAGCCCTGACGGTCGAGCAGACGGCTCGAGCCAACCAGGACTCGGCTTTGTCGAGTCAGCTCACCTCCATTACGGCTTCGACTGGCAGTAATGCAGCCGCATTGTCGGCAGAGCAGCTCGCCCGCACGACCGACACCCAGTCCCTGGCGGCTCAGAACACTTCCATGTCGGCCCTATTCGGGGTCAACAACGCCGGGATCATTGCTGAGCAGTCGGCCCGAGCAAGCCAGGACCAGGCGATCAGCACGGTGGTAACGGGTCTCTCGAGCTCGGTTGGCGTGGCCAATGCCGCGATCTCGCAGGAGCTGAGCACCCGCACGACGACTGACTCTGCCCTGTCCAGCCAGCTCACGAACCTGGGCGCGTCCTTCGGCAACAACGCCGCGGCGATCCTGGCAGAGAGCACTGCCCGAGCAAACGCCGACAGCGCCAACGCCAACCTGATCACCACGATTCAGTCGCGCCTGGACACTGGCGACTTTGCATCGGTCAAGACTCAGGCCTCGACGTCTGCAAGCGCGGTGTCCGGTCTGCAAGCCAAGTACACCGTCACCACCGATGTGGCTGGCCATGTGTCTGGCTACGGCCTGGCGTCCAGCTTGAACAACGGAACAGCCATCAGCCGCTTTGGCGTACGCGCCAGCGAGTTCTTTGTCGCGCCTCCGGCCGTCTCTTCTGCGACCGCGCCAACCTCTGGCCTGTACAAGGGCTACGTCTGGTACGACACGACCGCCCAGGTCACGAAGTACTACAACCCGGATCTGCCGGGGTGGACGACGACGCCCTTCTCGCTCCCGTTCGTGGTCAAGACCTCTTCCGAGGTTGTGGGCGGTCAAACGCTTCCTGCTGGCGTCTACATCGATGCCGCCTACATCCGTGACGGCACGATCACCAACGCCAAGATCGGCAACGCCGCGATCGACAACGCCAAGATCGCGAGCCTGGATGCGTCAAAGATCACGACCGGCACCATCGACGCAGCTCGCATCGACGTAGCCACGATTGGGGCCTCGATTGCCAACATCGATGCCGCGGCAATCACCACGGGAACAATCAACTCGGCTCGGATCGGTGACGCCACCATCACGTCGGCAAAGATCGCCGACACGATTCGCTCGACCGGGTTTGCTGGAAACAAGTTTGGCGTCTTCCCTACCTGGCTATCCGAGGACTCCTCCTTTGTTACCAACGTGTCCGGGACAGTCGTCTCTGCCGCGAACGGCGCCCCCGCCGGTTATCAGTCAATCTTCTTTGCCCTGACCGGCGCGGAAGCCAACTCAGTCAATGCTGCAAACATCGTCGCATCTCCGTTCGTCTATGTGACCCCAGGGAAAAAGTACGAGATCTCGCTTCGCGTTCAGTACACCTTAGCTCGAGTCAAGTTGTGGATCTACTGGGCTTATGTAGACCCCTCCAACAACACCGTCTCCGCAGTCTCGCCGCAACTGATTGCTGACAGCTACGACGTGGTTCCGGATGGCTACATCGCCAATCCGGTTTCGACGCCCATCAATCAGAACATTGCCGACTTCCTGAAGATTGGTGGCTTCTCAACTGCTCCGACCTCGGTGACCGACTTCTGGACCGGAGTTGTTAGGCCTTGTAACGCAGTCATCTTGCTCTTTGCGGCTACGTCACATCCAAACTCCAATCTTTACGGGCCATTCCTTCCGACGTCTACAACTGGCGTCACGGTCTATGCAACGCAGCCTTACATTGCCGAAGTCGCGAGCACTCAGACCGAACTGAACCCGTCGTACTCGTACGGCAGTGTCGGATGGGAAATCAAGAAAGACGGCAGCATCGTCGCAAACAACATCGTCGCTCGCGGCGACGTTCAGGCAACGAGCCTGTCGATCAATTCCGGCGTGAACTCTGGGGCACGTACCACGATGACCAATGAGGTGATCAAGGTGTACGACGCCAGCGGCACCTTGCGCGTGAAGATCGGGAACCTGAACGCATGAGTTACGGGCTCGAGGTCTACAACGCCAACGGGACGCTTTCGTACTCGACGGCAGACGTCACCTGGAACCAAGTCGATTTCTTCTATGTGGCGGGCGGCTCATCGGCGTCCAACACGTACCCGGTGCTGGATGGGCGAGAGGTCATGGTCTTTCAGATCATGGTCGACCCGCCTCCAAGCGATCGTCGCGCAATCGCGCACACGCTAAGCGTCACCGGCACGAACGTCAGCGTTTCCGGAGGCTCTGAGGCCTCCTTTGTTTTGGTACTGATGCGATGAGCAGCGGCTTTCTTGCAGTCAACGACAGCAACCAGATCCTGGTTTCGAGCGACACGCGCAACCTGCACTTCATCGGGAAGGCGCCGGTCTACGAGGCTCGCAACACGTTTGAGACTCACGGCGGGTGCCGGATCTTCGCCTATCGGGTCACGTCCCCGGTTCCCATCCTCCCTTTCTTCACGATGCCGACCACTGACTTTCACGGCGTCATCGCAATCCGATACCTGGGATCAAACGTGTGGGAGATCGAGGTCCTGAAGTCAGGAACAAACCAGGACATCCCCGAGGTCTACGTCTTCGCAGATCCTCGAGCATCGACCGCCACCGAGTCCCATGGCTTCATCGTGAACCGAGACGATGGAACGCCCTCGTTTGATTCGCGCCTACGCCCGTTGACGATCTCTGGTGGTCTGACGGTTCAGCAGCCGAGCAATCCGCTGCCAGCTCTGGGCTTTGGTCTTGATCCGAAGAACTGCGGGTCCACCACGACATCCGCTGGACAGGCGTTCGCGCCCACTCAGTACAACGTCTACACGCCAACGATTGCTCCGTCCAAGCCGATGTACTCGTTTGCCTCGATCGCCCAGGCGGAGCGTGAGGCCACGTTCTCCACAAGCGAGGACGAGTGCGACGGAATCAGCACGAAAGGCGTTTGCGGCGGCGTGTCGCGAACCTACTACTGGACGTCGACCTATTGGTCTTTCTACCGCGGAGGCATCCGTCGAATTGGGAACGAAATTCATGCGGGATGGGTGATCGTTTCGTTCGGCTGCAACTGGACGTACGCAAAGGAAAGCGACTTGATTGGCATCGGGATCGGCGGCGACTCCGGGTCCGGTGGCTCATGGCCTTACTCAAACGAGTCCCTGAACCTAACCCCATCCCCAATCATCATTGCAGACGCCGCTCGATATGATTAAGCCATTCAAGATCCATGAAATTGAAGAGCTCGACGGAGGAATTCGTCGTGTGAAGTACACCGTCAAAAAGACGGACTCAATGCCAAATGGCGTACGCACGTCAACCATGGACGCGGTGATCTACGTCGACCCAGGAAAAGACGTCGACATGTACCTCTTCGAGGAACTCCAAAAGCAAGGCTGGTTCTGATGAGCGACTCCTTCTACCTCCAAAACGGGCAGGCGGCGCACTGCCGAGATCGTGGCTTACCCGAAGCTGACGCTCTCTACGAAGCCGTCCGCCAAGTCTTCCCGGCGACCCTGATGGATTCTTACCAGGGGTTCACCGACCAGTACCAGCATGAGTTCCTGGCCGAGCCGGTGATCCGTGGTTGCCTACTGGTTCAGGACGCCAAGGAGCTGGTTGGCGCTGATGCCGTGGCTTGCAACCGCCTGTTTGGCATGCAGAGCGCAACGTCGGTGCTTTACACGACCGAGCTCGACACCGAGCCTCAGCCTGCATTTCTCAGCCCCAATTCCTATGTGATCGCCAAGACTTGCTATCACGAGGAGTTCGGCAGGCCCTGCCGCCCGGAGATGCTCCAGTTCCGAGAGCTCTTCTTCCTGGCGCCTTTGGCTGAGCTCCAGTCGTTCTACGGCCTGAGCCTGACCGAGATCCCGCCTGGCACGCTCTTCAGCGCTGTGGCCGCCAACAACCAGTTGATCTCAGTCCGCCGGTACACCAACGAGGCCGACAACTTGCTCAATGCCTGGCAGTCCATGTACGTCCTGTTCTGCAAGAAAGCCAGGCGCATGGACCTGGCGCGAGGACTCATGAATCTTGAGTTCCTGGACGAGTACTCGTAAGCATCCCCCCACCTAAAATCCTTGCATGCTCGACCACGCCAAACTCCGTTCAGCGATCGCCCGTCGGCTCGGCCAAGTGCTGACGCCGGAGGTCGCTGCTGAGCTCGAGCTGGCGGCACGGGAGATTCTTGACGAATCACACAACCCGGAGAAGTTCGGAGCCAAGGAATACAAGGGCCTGGTGTTTCGAGCCGAGCGTCTGGGCGACGTGCTCGAGGAGCTTCATCCGCTGCATGAGCAGCACTTCCAGGAGACCGAGAAGCACCGCCTGGGCTTCGGTCTGCACATGGATTACGACTACCTGACGGCCTGTGAGCGTCGGGGCGGTCTCATTCAGTTCACTTGCCGCGACTTCCACACGGGTCGCTTGGTCGGGAACATCCGAGTTTTTATCGGGAAGAGCCTCCACACGGGGACTCTGTATGCCACTGAGGACACGTTCTACGTCCTGCCGGAATACCGGCTGGGATTTGCCGCCCTCCGGTTCTGGCAGTTCATGGAGGACTGCGTCCAGTCCATCGGGGTGCGCGAGATCCGCACTGACAGCAAGGTGGTGAACAACGTTCACCGCCTGAACGATTACTTGGGCTACCAACATGTAGCAAACAAGTACATCAAAGTATTTCAGGAGTGACGTATGTGCAAAGACGCACCAGATCCAGATCCGCTGATCGGCCAAGCCGCTAAAGCGAACGCCGAGATCGCCAAAGAATCACTGGACTTCTACAAGTCGGTCTACCAAGACCAGATCCTGCCGCTGATGAAGGCGGATCAGGAAACTCGCGCCGGTCTGATCGAGGACATGCGCGCGACCATGAAGAAGCAGGACGCTCGGGCCGATGAGCAGCAGAAGATCTACACGGAGAACTACCTCCCGACCGAGAAGAGGGCCATCGCTGACGCGGAAGGCTACGACTCGGACGAGAACGTCAACCGCCGCATGGGCATTGCCTCTGCGAACGTTAACCAGCAGTTCTCCAACGCCCGCGAACAGAGCGCTCGAGCCCTCTCCCGCTACGGCCTGAATCCCAACAGCTCGGCGTTTGCCCGTGAGAACGCAAAGCTCACCAACAGCCAGGCGCTGTCGGCTGCTGGCGCTCAGACCGGTGCAGCCTTCGACACCATGGACAAGGGCATTGCGCTGCGTGCTGGTGTGGCTGACCGAGCGCGAGGTGTCACCGGCACGATCGGCAACTTCCTGAACAGCACTGCCGCAACTGGTGGGGCAACCGGGAACGTTTCCGCTCAGGGCATGGGTGTGGCATCCCAAGGCGCTGGCGTCATGGGCCAAGGCTTCGGCTACGGCATCCAGGGCAACCAGTCGGCTGGCAACCTGGCTCTGGGCGACTTCAGCGCTCGCATGCAGGGCTACCAGGCTGACCAGGCTGCTACTGGCGCCCTGTTCCAGGGTATTGGCATGGCTGGTGGCGCCTGGATGGGCACCCCGCAGGGCAAACGAATCTTCGCCGCAGATGGGGGTCACATCGATGGTCCTGGCGGTCCTCGCGATGACAAAGTTCCGGCGATGCTTTCTGCTGGCGAGTTCGTTCTGAACGAAGGTGCTGTGAAGCACTTCGGTCTGGCGAAGCTCCACAAGATGAATGAGGCGGGTCTGAAGAATCAGGCGTCTCGCGGTTTGATTAGGAGCGCATGATGGCACTTGGCGCAGCAATTTCTGGATTGGTCCAAGGCGTTGGCCAGGGCATCAAACTTCGCTCGGACATGGAGGACGCGGAGCAACGCCGTGGCCTGATGGATCTTCGCAAGAAGAACGAGCAGCTCGACTACGACACGAAGGTCGAGATTCGCAGTCTTCAAGATCAAATTGGGAACGAGATCAAGCTCTTTAATGAGCGAGAGGATCGCGAAACTCCCGACGCCATCGATGGCCACTACACCACAGTCGGTGCGCTGATGAAGCGTCAGGCTGTGCTTGCTGGCAAAGATCATTTCGCAGTCGACAAGACCATCAACGACATGCGAAAGGATAAGTATCAGGAGAAGATCTTTGCTGCCTCTCGTCTGCTGGCAAACGGTGATGAGTCAGGCGTTGAGATCCTTAAGCCCGTCTACAACAAGATGTTTAAGGATGGGAACACGCTCGTCGGCGGAGCTTATGACAAGGAAACCGACAGCTTCAACCTGACTTACACCAACAAGAACGGCGAGCAGCTCACACGCTCTGTTTCTCGCGACAAGCTGGCCAACGACCTGGTGCCATTGGCGCTGAACGTTGCTGATGCGTCGAAGCTGGCCATAAAGGCTGAAGAGGACAAAAAGGAACGGGAGTTCAAAGCTGGCGAGAACAAGAAAGATCGGGACTTCAAAGGCGGCGAGAACGAAAAAGATCGCGCCCTCAAGGTTGAAGAAGGCAAGCAGGATCGCGGCCTAAGGCGAGATCTCAACCGCGATGACAACGCCACGCGTGTCCAGGTTGCTGGCATCGGCCTCGAGGGAACGAAGTACTCCGCCGACAAGGGCGCCGAGTCTCGGATCAACGCCAAGAAAGAGGGCCGCGAAGACAAGGACTACGACGACTTCGAGAAATCGATCAACGACGCCCTTGGCTGGAAAAAGGACAACCCATTGGTCACGGCTAAGCAGCTCGAGAAGCGCAACGAAGATGCTGCACGCATGATGGGTCTCTTCACCACCACTCGAGAACAAAGCAACAGGAAGCTTTCGGCATACGAGGCCGCTCAGATTATCAAAGGCATCGATGACAAAACCGCAAGGTACGCCGAGAAAGACGGCTACAAGATTGTTCAAGTCGGCGATCTTCGCGCAGTAATGCCCAAAACCAAGTAATGAGGTAGCCCTCAAGGAACAAAGCTCATGGCAAAGCCCCTCATCGACCTGGATGACGACTCCCTATTTGCAACCCCGTCTTCAGGAAATGGGCGGCGCATGGGCATCGCTCCTCAATCTGCTGCGTCGGCTCCCGCGCCCAAGATCAATCTGGATGACGACTCGCTGTTCTACAAGGACAAGCAGGAGGCGTCTCAAGACGTCGTGGCTGCTCGTTACAGGGCAATGAACGGCTACGACAAGCCGTCTCAATCTGAGGCCCCTGCAAACCAGAGCACCTTTGACAAGATCGACAACACGATCACTCGCGTTGCTGGCACGAACACCCCGAATCCCTCCGAGGTCAACCAGGCTGGCCGCGCTCGAGTAGCCGAAGAAGAAGCCGCCCGCCAGGCCGCGATCGCCGCCCGACGCAAAGAGCTCGGAACCGACCAGGAGCGCAACTACGCCATGCGTGCGTTCGACTCTGCCGCCGGTGGCGCGGCAAACTTCATTGGGTCGACCGCTGAATACCTTGGTCGCCAGTTCGGCATCAAGGGCCTGGAGGAGCTCGGCCAGAAAGCCCAGATTGATGGGGCGGCGCTGACCCCTCAAGAACAAGACCTTCTTCAGAAGGTGGTTGGCGGCATCGGCTCTGCCTTGCCAATGATGGTGGGCGGCGTTGGCACTGGCGTTGCCGCTGGCGTTGCGACCGGCTCCCGTGTGATTGCTGGCTTAGCCGGATCTGCGGCTGGTGCGGCTATGGAGGCTCCCTCCATCGCCCAGGAGGCCTATGAGGGCGCGCTCAAGGAGACCGGCAACGAAGCCGTGGCTGAGCGTCAAGGCTACAAAGCGGCGGCTTACAACCTCCCCCTGTCTTTCATCACGAACAAGCTGGGTCTGTTCGGAGACGCTGGTGGCCGTGCCGCCCAGACGTTCAAGACCATCCTCTTTGAGGGTGTGCAAGAAGGCGGTCAGAAGGTTCTGACCAACGTCATGGGCTACCAGCCCACCGGCAAGGGCGTGTCCGAGGAAGCGCTCGTTGGCGGTTTGACTGGCGGCGTCCTCAAGCAGTTCAACTACACCCCCGAGCAGAAGCCTGGCGACAAGAAGGTCGACGACAAGCCCGCTGAGCAACCCGGCGCGACTGGTCAGCCTGTCGATACCGGTGGCCCGGCCGCTGACGCCGATGCTGGCCTACCCAACACGGCGAACCTGCCTTCCAAGCTGGGATTCAACGAGGTCTACGAGACCTTCAACATGTCACCGGCCGTGGCTGCGGTCATGTACCAGGACACCGGCTCCGTCGAGGAGCGCGAGCTGATCACAAGGGCTGTTGACCGCGCTGAAATCCAGGAGAAGTTCCAGGACGCCTTGAACAACCCTGAGCTGCTGGGCAACGTGCGCCTGCAAATGCAGGAGTACCCCGAGTTCAGCGAGGTTCTGAAGAACTCTCTGCCTGACTTCGTGAACCGGATGCCCCCGGCCAACATCCAGAAGCCGCTCAATCCGCTGATGGAGTCGATGCGCGATGTCCGCGACGACGATGGCCAGCAGGTTCCGATTGCCGATCAGATCATCCAGGCAGACCAGGGAACCAGCTTTGAGGAGCTCTCGGATCGCCTGTCGATCCTGATGCCAAAGGACAAGATGCCCGTGCTCGAGGTGACCGACACCTCGGTTGCGTTCGACATGGGTGAGAACGGCATCCTGCGCGTGGGACTTCGTTCACTGCCGGACCTCGAGGGCGTGACCCCGATCCGCACTGGCCGCATCGGTAGCCTGATGCTCGAGCTGCTGCCCAAGGGTACTGACCTGGCTGCGTCCACGGTCCAGCCCGCGCCTGTCGTTGAGACTGCTACCCAGACTGCGCCCGTTGATGAGGCTCCTGCGCAGACCGCGCCGGTCGTTGAGACTCCTGCTCAGCCCGCGCCCACCGGGAAGATGGCCGAGCTGGCGCTGATCCAGGAACGCTTTGCCACGACCGAGAACGAGCCGGTCGAGAACTTCAAGCTGGCCAAGGTTCCCGCCAACTTCAACAAGCTGGCCAAGGCATTTGGTGTCCAGGTCGTTGCCTACAACTACACCGGCAACAACGGCAGCATCCGCTCCAAAGCGGGCATGGCTCTGTCGCGTCAAGACGGCAAGGCCATGATCGCCATCAACATGACCCGCGCCAATCAGGCCGGTCTGTTCGTGTTCGGCCATGAGGTCTTCCACATCCTCGAGCAACGATTCCCCGTCCAGGCGGCGCAACTTGCCCAGGAGGTAAAGCAGTACCTGAGCCAGAACGCTCGGGAGGCCTACGCGAAGTTCTACGAGAACAAGGGCCAGGCCGAGAAGACCGACAGCGAGATCGCTGCCGACGTCATGGGACAGATGTTCACTGACCGCCAGTTCTGGCGTCAGGTGGGCGAGAAGAACCCCAGCCTGCTCGAGCGAGTGCTCGATGTGATCGACTCGATCATTGACCGCTTCCGTACCAACCTCGACTCCAACCGCATGCAGATCGGCAAGGAGCTCGCTGAGTACGAGAAGGTCCGCGACATGGTGGCGTCCTTCGTTGCCGACACGACCGGGCCGATCAAGCAGGGTAAACCCTTACAGGGTAAACCCGATGAGGGTAAACCCGTACAAGTCTCCGACATGGACGAGTTCTCCGGGTCGGAGAAGAAGCCTGCTGCAAAGCCCAAGGAGAAGGCTATTTCGGGCAAGGAGGCCTCCGAAAAGCTGGACAAGGTGCTGACCCTGCTGCGCGAAGGAAAAGTGCCCCAGGCGGCCAAGATGTTCAAGGACGCCGACCTGTACGCCCAAGGCTTCGGGTCGTTCACCGAACTCCAGAAGATGGCCAAGGAGGCCACCGCTCCTCGCCGCGACCTGGAGCGCGTCGAAGCTCAGAAGACTGCGCCCACCCCGCAGCGCGATGTTGCGCCCACCGAATCCGAGGACATCGACCAGGCTGGCACCAGCGCCCGTCGCGTCAAGACGAGGACTGAGAAGGCCCCCGAAGAGAACGACGAGAACATGGTTCCGAACCCGGCCAACCTGGGTCTGGGCGAACAGTTTGAGCTGCGCAAGGGCGACCAGGCGTCGCTTGGACTTGGCCGATTCATCCCGTTTGAAGATCTCACGCCTGGCCAGCTTAAGTTGCGCGAGAAGATCGAGCAGATCGTCCGCGGGTCGGCGCAGATGCAGTTCATGAACGACACGGTGCTTTTGCTGCAAGGGCAGATCGCCGAGGTCGAGGCCAAGATCAAGGCGCTGGGCGAGATCACGACCGAGGAAGACGGCAAGATCGTCACCTTCCGTGTGCGCGACGACAGCGACCAGAACGCTGGTCTGTGGGGCACGTACGACGAAAGCACGTACGCACGCCTGTCCGAGGGTTTCCGCCCTGACAAGCCCACCACCAAGACTGAGCTTCTGGACACTCTGCGAAGCCTGAAGGAAGAGCTCACCACTGCGCGCCAGAAGTCGATCGCTGGCAAGGCAAAGGTCTACAAGCTGTCGATCGCTCGCACGTTTGATCGCATCTTCTCGGAGGTGGACAGGGCCACGCTGGGCGGTTTGACCCGCGAGAAGGCTCTGGCCGTTGCCAACCCGTACTTCAAGACTTTGGTCATCCCTGGCGGCGTCCGTCTCGAGGCCGCACCCGAGGTGAGCCAGACCGAAGAAGACGTGCAGATGGGCCTGGACCCGAGCCAGGACGACATGTTCGACGGCGCCCGTGTGGTGATGGGACTGATCGCCGATCACACGATGCAGACCCGCTTCTTCAGCAAGAAGCTCAAGCGCGAGGTGTCGACCTCCAAGCTGACCAACACCCGCGGCCTGGAAGACCTGATTCAGCGCGGCCTGCGCGACGGCGACTTCCGCTACATGGACGTGGTCAACGGCTTCCGCGCCTACAACATGTCCGTTCCGCGCAGCGTGATGGATGTGTCTGGCCAGATCGCCATGCGCTCGCGACTGGACCAGTACCTCGAGGAGAACCAGCACTCCACCGCAGCTCGCATGGAGTGGATGACCAGCATGCGTCGTACGCTGGAGATCGACAACAGTCTGCGCGACAAGTTCACGCAGGAAGAGCTCAAGTACCACGACGACCTGATCGAGGCCATGAAGCCTCTGATGACCCGTCGCAAGGTCACCGAGGACATGCGCGATGCGGCCTCGGCTGAGGACGCTTTCCCGAACCTGCTCTTCAACCGCTACACGCTGGATGAGCTGGGTCAACGTGCTGACCTGAACCGGGTCCTGGGCAACGTCCGTGAGGCATGGTTCCAGGACGTGGCCTACGCCCTTCGCCGTCGTCCCGATTTGCGGGCTCAGATCTTTGGCGCCATCGCCGAAGACAAGGCCTCGTTCGATGCCTGGGTTGAGCAGAAGAAGGCCCAGATTGCGCGTGAAGCAGAGGTCATGGGTAAGTCCAAGGCGTTCGCCGCACTGCGAAACATGGCCATGCCTGACGGGACGAAGCAAGACGCCCGTCTGACCAGCACCCCGGACCGCCGCGTTGAGTTCCGCGAGATCCAACAAGGCACCGAGCCCGATGTGGCCGGGATGGTGATTGGCGCCTACCGCCAGCTCCAGCGCCTGGCTGCTGACAACGGCGTGGACTTCATGCAGATCGCCTCTGTCGAGAGCTCGCTGCGTCCTGGCCAGGAAACCATGCCGGAGAACCGCGGCACTCAAGCGGTCGTGGTCACCATGGCCGACGGCAAGCAACTGACGATGGCCACCCGGTACAGCGCCGATCTCTTGAACGAGCTGGCCATGAACGGACTGGCCCGCGCAACGGCGTACGTGGACATGATGGCCGCTCGCTACGGCGAGAAGCTCTATCGCAGCTCCGAGACCCGCACCGCTGGCCTGGAGTGGACCCGCGCCAGCCAGACTGAAATCGTCGAGATCCCCGGCAACGAGGCATCGCGCTACGAGCAAGAGTACGTCCGTCTGGCCAACGCCGAGCTCAACGAGATCCCGGCGATCATGGACTCGATCGCTCGCCTGAACTCGATCCTGACCGGCAACGTCGATCCTGACACGGGAGAGGTGCTGACCGCCGACGAGGCAGACGAGATGGCCGCGGCCTACATCGATGACCTCGAGATGCGGGCCCAGAAGTCGGCCGAGATCCCGTACGTCGACTCGCTTGGTCGCAAGCGCATGGGTGGCGTCTTCGACAGTGGCAGCGACGCCCCGGTTGCATTGCGCCGTGGCGAGACTGGCTTTGGCACAACGCTCGAGCAACGTGCCGAGCAAGAGCGCCGCACTGGGCCCGAGGCTGCTGGCGACATCGCCGACGAATCCGTTGACGACCTGTTGACCTCCGGCGTCGAGGTCGAAATGGACGGTGGCTTTGACAACATGTTCGACGCCATGAACGAGGAAGGTGTCGAGGAAGACATCGACCAGGACGGCACTCAGGCTCCGGAGCAGGAGATCGCCGCCACAACCGAGGCCAACCGCTCCAGCACCCGCGTTCCTGACTCACTGTCCGGGGGCGAGTACCGCTTCCGTCGTGGCCCGTTCGCTGGAACCCTGGTTCCGAGCATGGTCGCAGAGCACGTTGCTCGCATCACCTCCACCTGGAAGGGCGCTCCCCAGATCACGGTCCTGCCAAACGCCAACCATCTGCCGCCTGAGCTGCGCGAGCGTGTCGAGCAAAGCCTGGGCAAGAACATGGGGGCCAAGGGCCTGTACGTCGACGGCCAGGTCTTCCTGTTCTCGGACCACATCAGCGACATGGCGGATGTGGAGTTCACCCTGTTCCACGAAACCTACGGCCACCACGGTCTGCGGGCTTTCCTGGGTGCCAAGTTCGACCAGTTCCTCGAGCAGACCTACAACCTGAACAAGAACGTTCGCGATCAGGCTGACGCTCTCATGGCCGAGAAGCCGATGGGCATGCTCGAGGCAGTCGATGAGGTGCTGTCCGACATGGCTGCAACCGGCAGCAAGGACGGCATCGTCAAGACCTTCATCGGTCGCATGATCGCTGGCATGCGCCAGATCGGCCTGAACAACGTGGCGAACTACCTGTCCACGCTGACCGACGCAGAGCTAGGGTTTACCCTGAAGATGGCCCGCAAGGCTGCGGAGAACGGCCTGCCCTCTCACGGCGCTCCGGACACGGTTCGCCTGGCCCAAGCCCGCCTGCCCTACGAAGTCTTCGCTGGGCGCAAAGGCGAGACCACGGCGTACGCCCGCTACAACCCGATCACCGGGACGTGGGCTGTGTTCACGGCCACCGGCCAGAACATCCGCGGCGGCTGGAACACCGCCATCGAGCGAGACTTCAACAACGTCATTGCCGCCATGCGCAAGCACGGCCAGGTTGTGATGCGCGCTCGCTCCGGCATGTACATCGACTTCAAGCTGGGCTCGGACTTCCAGAAGTACGTCGACAACCGGGCGCCTGAAGACCTCCGCAAGATCGACTTCAGCCGACCCCTGTCGATGGACAACGCTCGCGCCATCGTGAACATGGGGCGCCACCTCAAGCGCACCGCGATCATCAACATGCAGAACGAGTTTCTGCCTGTCTTCGAGGCGGTTGCAGGCCTGCGCGCCAAGGGTCGCATCTCTGCCGCCATGGACCTGGTGCCAGACCTGGAAGGCAACTACGAGCGTCGCACCGGAGAAGAGCTGGCCGAGGCCCGCAAGCAATTCGAGAAGCCGCTCCTGGCCCTGAAGAAGGAAGCCTTTGAGAAAGGCGCCAGCGGCACGATCTCGAGCCTGGGCCTGCCCCAGGATGTGGTTGATCGCATTGGCCCTGACGTCAACATCGTGGACGCCTACCTCACGGCCATGCACGCCGAGGAGCGCAACAAGCAGATCGCCAAGATCAACCCGAAGATGCCCGACGGTGGCTCTGGCATGTTCACCAAGGATGCCGTGCGCATCCTGTCGGCGATCTCGTCCCAGCCGTACGCTCGCGAGCTCAACGAGATGAGCATCATCCTGGCTGACATGTCGGCCTACAAGCTCAAGCGCACGTACGAGTCCGGCATGATGAACAAGGCCGAAGGCAACGCCCGCGCAAACTACAAGCACTACGTCACGCTGAGCGGCTTGCCTGACGCTGACAACCGCTTCGATGACTCTGGCATCGGCGGCGTCGGCTCCAAGTTCAACAGCAAGAAGGACAAGCGAGCTCTCGGTCGCGAGTCGGTTGCCGAGGACATCGTTGCTCGCACCATCGTGTCGTTTGAGCGAGCGCTCGTCACAGCCAACAAGAACATGGTGAAGCAGAAGCTGCTGGCCATGCTCGAATACAACTACGACCCGGACTTCGCGGTCATCAACCGGATCCAGTACAACCGCCGCTTCGATCCCGACACTCAACAGGTTGTCGAGGAGCTGGACAGCAACTACCTGGGTCGCAAGGACGTGATGATCGTCCACGTTGACGGTCGCCCCACCGCAATCCAGTTCAAGCAGACCGGCAAGGGCACCTTCGCTGACGCCATCCATGGCTCGATCGCGCCTCCCGAGCTCGGCCCATGGCCGCTCGAAGTGATGGGCAAGTTCAACCAGGTGATCGGTCAGATGCTGACGACCTGGAACCCTGCCTGGACGGCCATCAACTTCACGCGTGACACGCAGTCCCTGTACTTCAACGCAGTGGCCGACAAGCGGGTGAGCAAGGAGATGGCTCGCCAGATGGTCAAGTACCTGCCCTCTGCCATCAACGCAGCGTTCCACGTCGCCACTGACGGGAAGCGCGGCCAGGGCGCGGACCCGACCATGATCGGCTGGTATCAGGAGATGCGTCGTGCTGGTGGCGCAACCAGCTTCCTGAACCTGCGCGGCCTGGATCAGAAGATCGAAGAGCTCGAGAAGATGCTCGACCCGAAGGATCCAAATGCCTTCGTCAAGGGCGTGGGTAAGATGGTCGAGATCGTTGAGAGCATCAACATCCCGATGGAAATGGCTCCGCGTATCGCCGCCTACCGCGTGATGCGTGAGGCTGGCTTCTCCGCCCAGGAAGCTGCGACCTTCGCTGGCGAGATCACGGTCAACTTCAACATGCGCGGCGCCTCCAAGTGGCTGCGTCAGTGGTTCCTGTTCTTCAACCCCGCAGTCCAGGGTTCCGCCAAGATGATCAAGCTGGCGGTAGACAACCCAAAGACCGTGGCCAAGCTGGCCAGCGGCATGTTCGTGGTCGGCTTCATGGCGAACATCCTGGCTCGAGCTCTGGGCGGTGAGGACGACGACGGCATCAACAAGCTGGACAAGATCCCGGTGTTCAAGCGGGCAACCAGCCTGGTCCTGTGGCCGGACATGCCCTTGACCGCGATCCCCATCCCGTACGGCTGGAACGCCTTCTTCGCAGCAGGCACGTTCACGGCAGACACGATGTGGGCTGGCACCATGTCGGCAGGCACGACCGCCAAGCGCATCGCCCAGGCAGCGTTTGAGTCGTTCTCCCCCATCGGATCGGCTGGCTTGGATTCTCAGTCCAAGACCGGCGCGTTCTTCAAGGCAATCTCGCCGACTGCCCTGTTGCCGATCGTTGAGATCGGATTCAACGAGAACCGCTTCGGCGCACCGATCGTGAAGACCCCGTCACTGTTCGGATCTGGCGAGCGATCCAACTCTGCGCTGGCTTTCGACTCGGCTTCTCCGATCTCGTCGGGCACCTTCAAGTTCCTGAACGAGCTCACCGGTGGCGACCGGGTCAACAGCGGCCTGATCGACGTGAACCCTGGGATCGTGGACTACCTGATCGGGTCCTATGTGCCAGGCGTCGGCGCGGAGCTCTACAAGGCTGCATCCTGGGCCACAAAGAGTGCGTTGGGCTACGACACCAAGTCGGCAGCGATCCCGCTGGTTGACCGCCTGACAGCCAAGGTTCCTGAAAGCTGGGACTTCGGCGCCTTCCGCCGTGCCGAGGGCTACGTCAAGACCAAGTTCGATGACTTCAAGTTCAACGAGCAGAACCGCGAGAAGATCCTGAAGGAGCACCCGAACCTGGGCCAGGCAGTCGGGATCGTCAACGCGGCGAACAACCAGATTGACGATCTGCGCGCTGCTCGCAACCTGCTCGAGCAACGCAAGGACATGACGTACGGCGAGAAGGTCCAGATGTACAACCTGGCCCGAGCCAAGGAGAAAGAGATCATTCAGCTCTCGGTTCGCATGCTGATGGCAAGCAACCCGGAAATGAAGAAGGAGATCCTGGCCGGGGATTGATGTGAGAAAAACGTCCCTAGTTGGGGACGTTGCTTGAGGTTGCTGAAGAGCGGCCTTCAGACGGCGTTCGTTAAGAAATCAACCTCTTACAACGTGCCCCAACTTAGGACTACACCCCGTACGAGACTGTTAATCCGTAGGTCCCTGGTTCGAGCCCAGGTCGGGGAGCCAAACAAATCAGGCACTTGGATGCTAGTGCCTGCTAACGCTAAGCGGCGATGTGCAAATTCTGTGCAGTAGCCGCCTTCGGGGTCAACAAGCCATCCATCTTGTTGGCGTGAGTGACCAGGTGTTCCACATTCAGGTGCGCGTACCGCTGCACCATGATCGCGGACTCCCAACCACCCATCTCCTGAAGCTCAGAGAGCTCCACCCCCGCCTGCCTCAAGAGGCTCGCCCAGGTGTGCCGCAGATCGTGCCAGCGCACATCGACAAGCCCTGCCTTCTTGAGTGCCGCCGCCCAAACGTGTGACGGGATGTAGCTCACCGGCAATCCCTCGGGCGTCACGAAGACTCGCTCCTCGTCCTTACCCAGGTAACGCCGCAAAACCGTCACCGCCGTCTCGTTGAGCGCGCAGGAGAACGGCAAACCGTTCTTCATCACCTCATGCGGGAAGGTGGCAGACCGACGCTGCATGTTCACCCACCCCCACTCGAGCTTCAGAACGTTCCCCTGACGCAGCCCCGTCGACACGGCAAACAACGCCATGTCTCCGTAAGGCTCAGGCAACGCCTCAACCAACCGAATCACTTCCTCCGGGGTCAGGAACCGACGTCGCTCGACCTCGCCCGCCAACAGCTTGATCTTCGGGCACTGCTCGAGCCACATCCATTCCTTGTGCGCCGTGTACATGACCGAGCGCAGAAACGCCAAGCGCCGGTTCATCGTGGCCTTAGCCGTCAGGGTTCCGCGCGCCGTCTTTCGCGTCAGCGCCTCGTCCCTGATCTCCGCAACCACGTCAGGCGTCACGTCCTCGAGCAAAGTAACCTGGGTGGTCTTGAACTCCTCGAGCCACCAGGCGGCGTACCGCTGATCGTCACTGAACGAGCGCTTGTACTCACGCTCTTTCAGGAACCGATCGACCGCCTCCTTGACGGAGTGCTTCTGAGCGTCCTTGAGAATCCGGCCACGCCAGGCATCAGCCCGAGCGCGGTCGTGAAACTCACGGGCCTGCACCTCGTCTTCGGTCTTGCACGAACCCCGGTGGACCTTGCCCTTCACCATGAAGGTGTACCACCAGACATTCCCGCGACGATAAATGGACATACCTACCTCCATACCGTCGAAGGCCGCAGCACAAAGCTACCACCCTCGACGGACTCCTTCAATCAGTGAGACGTCTCAGGGGTCGCGGGCGGCATGGGGGCGTCCGGACCGCTGGGCGCGGGCTGAGGGTTCAACTGGCTCATGGCCTGCTGGCGGATGTTCATGAACAGGTCGGCGACTTGCTCGAAGGGCTGCTTGCCGAGCACACCGAGGATGGTCTCGATGTCCTTGACGGTGACGTGCAGTTGGACGTGCTGGGGTTGTTGAGCTTGGTTCATTTCAGTACTTTCTTTCAGGGTTGGGAAAATGGCGGGGTACTCAGGAAGGCTGATCGTTTGGAGGGGTTGCAACTGACCACCGGGCATCCCCAGCAGTCCCCTCACCGGATCAGTGCATGCTCCTTCCCTTTCCCCCATTGATCAGAGTTTGTTTTCGTCGAGCTTGTGGTCGCCGCACCAGTCGGTCATGAAGACCACCGGGTAGCCGTTCATCGTGGGTGCATGACGGCGGCAACGACCGAGGGGCTTCTTGTCTGCCTGCGGCTCTTCCGAGACCTTGCGCACGAACCACATGCAGGTAGAGCAGGACATGCCCTGACTGCGGTGCTTCCACGGATCTTTGTCGAGCAGCACGGCGGGCTTCGCTATCGTCGCATCAGGCATCAAGCCGTTCGCTGGATAGGCAACGCCGCTGAGCTCATGCGTCTGGCCGGGGTAGCCAAGGGTTGTTCGTTCGATCGCCATCACGCTCTCCAGGTGACGGCTTTCACCGCCCACATCTGCGCGGTCTGCGCCTCGGTGATGGCAACGCTGTGCATGCGCTTGACATCGGGGTTGTCCGACGCATCGCGCAGCTCGTTGAGCTCGTCAACGATCGCGGCGAACTTCGCCTTGATCGAATCGACATGGGGGTTGCCGCCTGGGTTGAAGCTCACGCCGCAAGCTCGCTCTCCAAACGTCGGTTCTCGGGTAATGGTCATTGGGTTCTCCTGTTATTTGATCGAGTTGATGGCGCTCATCAACTGTGTTGCCGTCGAGTTGGGCTTGTTGAGAACCTTCATGGCCTCATTGCGCTGCGCAACCCAGGATCGCGTTGTCTGAATCGATCCGTTACGGACCGAATCAGGAACCTTGTTGATCTGCTCGCGGAGCTGCTTTCGCAGCATGGCGACTGTCTGAGGGTCATCCATCAGCAGCCGTACCCCACGCAGAACAGATGCTTCATGGCGCGGAAGATGAAACCAATCGAGACGACCGCCGCCGCCCACAGGATCACCATTGCCACCGCGTCAAAAAAGACTGAGAGACCGCTCTTGTGGCTTCTCATCGACCACCATCCTTTCTAATTCGTACACCTTGCGGCGTCCTGCAATGCAGGCTTCAGCGAACTTGGCGGACTCCCTTGCGGTGTCATCGCCGAGCTCATCGCGCCAGCGTTGGTAGAGGGCTCTGCGTCGGGTCGGTGACGTTGTCATCACCGCTTCCCTGACTCGAGCGGCCAGGCGACGTCGAGACTCATTGAGCTCACGCGCCCAGCGCTCCTCCTGCTCGTAGTCAGTCACACGAACCTCGAGAGATCCGGTGGCGTCCAGCCTTCGGGCTTGCCGATCTTCCCGCCAGCCAGAAAGATGGGCTGACCATCGACCAACTTCGCCTCGTTCGATGCGATCACCGCCTGATCCGCGGCGTCCTTGTTGAACGCGGCCAGGTACGCCACGCCATTGCCGGTCACCTCGGTGTCGCACAGCGCATCGAGTGCAGCCACGCGCAGCCCTTCGGGAATGCGAGCGACGGCGTAGCCCAGCTTCAACTTGTTGCCGATGTGATCGAGGTCGCCAATGATCTGATCGACCACAAGCTGGTCGCCGATGGACTGCATCGACAGTGCGCGCAGGAACTCAGAGAACTCCTCGAGGTGGCACCCGATCTGAAGCGACAGGTTCGGTACGGTCTGACCCTTGCCGCAGGCGTGGAGCCAGTTCGCGGTGCGTTGGTAGTTGGTCATCCTTTCCTCCATACGGTCTTGGGCGCCCCGTGACAGTTGGCGCTCTTTTGTTTGTCGAAGCCTTGCGACTTGATGTAGCCGCCCTTGGCCAGGTTCTTTGCGATCACGCCCCAGGCGCGGTTGTCCGGAGGCTCCGGGAAGCCGAGCTTGCAGGCCCACACCCGGACGTCTTCGGTCATGAAGCCTTCGGGGTGGAAGCTGGCGTAGAGCTTGAACAGAACCTGCGCGGTGGCTGACCAGTCCTCTTCATGCTGGTTCGCGTGAGCGACGGCAGTGGCCATGCCAGCGTCGGCATTGATCTCGGCGATGCGCTCGTTCAGGACAGGCACTGCACTCATACCTGCCCCCTGTTCGCCAGGACGGCCATGCCCGAGTAGACGATCGCGCCCAACACCTCAGTGTCGAACGACTCTCCCTGGCGTGTGCTGGCGGCTTCCTCGAGCTTCTTCGCGGCTTGCCCGGTTGCGAACCCGCGACCGTGCATCTTCACGTAGTGCGTCCAAGGTTGCTCGAGGAACGGCGTGGTTGCTCCGCCGTGACGCTCACCCTTTCCAAACATCGCCTGCTCGATGGCGGCAACGAAGATTGGAAAGAGCGGGTGCTCCATTACGTCGTCATGCGGCCGCTGGTTCATCACCGCCTCCGTACTGACTTTGCAGGAAGGAATCCAGGTCTTCCTTTCGGAAGCGCCACTGGTGTCCAACCTTGCCGCTGGGGATCTTCTTCTCCCGAGCGAGCTTGCGAAGACTGAAAACGCTGATCCCGAGATATTGGGCGGCTTCAAAAATCGACATCATTATTATTCTCCTGAGGACGGTCGCCTTTGATTCTTTGGTACTGCGTACAGAACGGAGCGACCTCGCAATAGCCCTCGCAACGTCGGTTGACGCCTGGGCGTTCTTGCACAAAGTGGCCTGCCGGGATCTCGCCAAGTTCAGACAGGATCGGAACCACACGCTTGGCACGTACACCGCCCTCCTTCATCAAGGCGTAGGTGGTGCCCGAGTACCAGCGCTCTTCATCACTGCATTCGATCTCCTCCCCCGCATCGCTTGCCTGATGCAACGCGACGCGCCCGTTGATGTAGCGCTCGCATTCTTCTAAAGGCCAAGCTGGAAGGTCAATGACCATCACATTGCGTTGGGGGTAATCCTCCTTGCGGTCGGCCTCACTGCGCTTCCAGTCACGGAAGATCGCGACAACTTGTATCCGATCAACTTCGTAGCCGTTCTTGATCGCGAGCCAACGCAACACGTTGAGCTGGCGCTCCCAGTTGATGTCGCCGCTGGCCTTGTAGACCGAGCAAACCTTCCAGTCTTGGAGAACCTTGTCGCCTAAGTGGAGGCGGTCGAATTGACCGCTCACCTTCCACCCGTTGACCTCTGCGTAGAGGCGCTCTTCGACCATGGCGTTGGTGCCAGCTCGCTCGAGCACGGTGTGTACGGCCTGACCCATCAGCGACCAGATCCGCTCGCTCACGTCTTCCACAACAAAGTCTTTGTTTTTCTTATACAAAGTGCGACGTCGCGGTGAGTCGATGAGCTTGGTTGCGGAGATGTCCCCACCCCCGGTGTACGGGTCGTTTCGGACCGCGTTCACCAGGGCGTCAGGCAACCCGTGGAGGTTGGTCAAATTCATGATCAGAAGTCCACGTCAACGCCGGATTTGGGCGCGGCCGGAGCGGGTGCGTAGCCGCCTTGCTGACGGTTCTGATCGGCCAGCTTCAGGACGCCGGACTTGAACGGGTTGCCGTTCTTGGAGACCTTCTTCCAGATGGCGACCTCGTACTTGGTGCCGTCAGGGAAGGTCACGGTGCCCGTCTCCTGGGGAGCCTTGTCGCTCTTGGCCTTGGTGTTCTGGAACAGAACGATCTCGATTTGGTTGTTGTAAGTTGCTGACATTTTTTAACCTTCTTCCTTAAATCCAAGTTTTCATTTACGCCGCTTGAGCCGCTTGAGCGACTTCAACAGCCTTCTTCTGCAAGCGAGCGATGACCTCTGCGGTCTTCGCAAGCGGAAGCTTTTCGATCGACTCAACGTCGTATGCCGCGGCGATCGAGGCCAGCGCAACGCCCGCCTTGTTCGCCAGGTTCGTGATGGCGGAGACCTCGTCAGCTCCGACTAGGGTGCTGGTGGGCGCCTTGGTGATCGTGCCAACGGGCGTCTTCACTTGACTTGGCGTCAAGTCCGCATGAGTCGTGCGATCCGCGTCGTTGTCGCCTTCTGTGGGGATGCAGAAGGCTTGCATGCAGGCGTACTTGTAGGCCGCAGACATCGCCTTGTTGGTGGCCTTGTCGCCAGAGTCCATCGCCTCGCCGACCACGCTGATGACGTGGCCCGAGCCGTCGACCGCAGACACCAGGTGGAAGTCCACCGAGACGGTCACGTAGAAGAGCGCCGAGCCCGAGCGCGTCTGACGCTCGATCACCTGACGGTCCTTCACGTACGGCAACAGGCAGAGCTTTGCGCCCGAGAGGATCGGCGCCAGAGCGTTGTAGACGTCGTCAATCCCCCGAAAGGCGTAGCCCTGCGATTCGTTCTTGCGGCCCTTGGAAATGCCTTCCTTGCCGATGGTTGCCATCACCTCTGCGATGGCTTGGTAGACGTGCGGTGTTGCCGTCTTTGATTGGGTTGTCATCAGACCTCCAGTGTGTTGTTGGTGGGATACTCGATTGGCACAATCTATTGGACATTCAACCGATTGCGTGGAGCAGATTGTAGCTCCATGTGCAACTAGGTTGCATTAGGGTTTGCCCTAATGGTTTATGAGTTTTGGCGACAGATAATCCATCCCGTTGATTCGTCTACGGTTTTCGCCAAGCAACACTGGTTGTCAACGTCTCTGTAACGTACATAATCGGTGTACTGCGTAGCTTAGCTTAGCGGTCGATTCAACGCAGATACCCGGCGTAGCTCAGCTAGACACATAGCTGCTCTCTATCGCTACTTACAGCAACGAACAGCAACTTGGAGAGAAATGAAGGCTTTCACTGATTTCGGAATCGACCTCAACGGTCGCTCCGGAGAGGAGGTCAAGACCACCTGTCCACAGTGCTCACACACACGGAAGAAGAAGAGTTACCCGTGCCTGAACGTGAACACTTCAAAGGGCATCTGGCATTGCCATCACTGCGGTTGGTCCGGCGGGCTTGGCTCCGGCGTCATCAACCGATCTGCACCGCCATCACGGCGCATCTACCCCAGGCCTGAGTTCCGGCCTGCTGCACTAAGCGACTCAGCTCACACTTTCTTCACCAAGCGCGGCATCACCACTGACGTTCTGATCCGCAACCGGATCTCGATGGAACGTGTGTGGATGCCTCAGATCGAGGACGAGGTCGTCGCCATCGCCTTCCCGTACTACAAGGACGGCGAGGTAGTGAACGTCAAGTACCGAGACGCCCAGAAGAACTTCCGACAAGTCGCTGGCGCCGAGAAGGTTCTCTACCGATACGACGACATCAATGACGACACCACGATCATTTGCGAAGGGGAAATGGATGCCCTCTCGCTCGAGGTCGCAGGCTTCATCAATGTCGTCTCAGTTCCTGACGGCGCCCCCGAAGAGAGAGCGAAGAACCTCGAGAAGAAGTTCGAGTTCCTGGACGACGAGAGACTCGATCGCGTGAAGCGTTTCATCCTGGCGGTCGACAACGACGAGCCAGGCAAGAAGCTCGAGGAAGAGCTCAGTCGCCGCCTTGGACGCGAGAAGTGCTACCGCGTCATCTACCCCGAGGGTTGCAAGGACGCCAACGAAGTCCTGATCAAGCACGGCGCAGAAGCCCTGACGCACGTCATCGAGGACGCCAAGCCCTACCCCGTCGAAGGGATCTTCTCGGTCAACGACATCGAAGAAGACATCAACACCATGCTCGAGTTCGGCATGGTCCAGGGCGAACCCACTGGCTGGGGCTCGGTCAACACCCTCTACACCCCGGCGCCTGGTCAATGGACGCTGGTCACCGGCATCCCCTCGATGGGCAAGAGCGAGTGGCTCGATGCGCTGGCGGTGAACATTGCGGAGAACGCAGGCTGGTCCTTCGGCGTGTGCTCCCCGGAGAACCAACCGATCTCCTGGCATGCGGCCAAGCTCATGGAGAAGCGCATGGGCGAGCGACTGGTTGCTGGTCGCGTCAACCAGGCGAAGTTCCGCGAGGCCAAGGAATGGCTCAACGAACACTTCCATTTCATCATGCCCGAAGAGCCGAGCCTGGACGCCGTGCTGGCCAAGGCCAAAGAGCTGGTACGCCGCCACGGCATGAAGGGTCTGATCATCGATCCCTTCAACGAGCTCGATCACACCAAGCGCAAGGACGGTGTCTCCGAGACTGAGTACGTCTCGACCTTCCTCACCCAGATGCGGAAGTTCGCTCGCGAGAACAGCATCCACATCTGGCTGGTGGCGCACCCCGCGAAGCTGATGAAAGAGCGCAACGGCGAGTACCCGGTGCCCGATGGGTACACGGTCTCTGGCTCAGCCCACTTCTACAACAAGGCCGACAACATCATCGCCGTGCATCGGGACGTGAAGAACCCGAATGCGGCGACTGAAGTCCACGTCCAGAAGATCCGCAGTCGCTGGCTTGGCAAGCGCGGCATCGCCTATCTCAAGTGGCGCCCCGAATGCGGGCGCTTCAAGGAGTTCGACGGCGCGTACTCACCGCCTCCTGGAGGTGAGGAATGAGATCCGACAAACAAGTCGAAGCATCAGTCGCGGCACGTCGCGCTTCGCTCTACGAAAAGATCGCCTCCGTCTTTGACTCGATGCCTCATCGCTTCAAGCCGACCGACCTCTACAAGGCCGCTGGCATCACGCATCACAACCATCCCGGTCAACGAATGATGATCGCGTCGGTGCTGATGCACGACTTCAGGTGCGAGAAGGTGGGGGAGCGAAACAAGGAGCTATGGCGCAAGCCCGGAGAAGAGCGCCAATGAACTTTCGTAGCCGCAAGCTCCTCGACCTAGCCAAGGGCCAGCCGTGCGTCATGTGCGGCACCGAGGACGGGACGACGGTTGCGGCTCATTCAAACCTGATCGAGCACGGCAAGGGCACTGGCATCAAGGCGCACGACGGCATGACCGCGTGGCTCTGCATGAAGTGTCACTACGAGCTCGACCAGGGGGGCAACTTAACCAAAGCAGAACGAAGAGAACTCACGCTGACCGCCATCTGCCGGACATACAAAAAGCTGTGGGATCAAGAACTAATCGGAGTGAAATCATGATCGCAACAATCGCGGCAAACCTGGACGCGGTCCGCAAAGAATCGATGTCGATGCTCGACACCCTGGCGTCAGTCAAGGGCAAGGCGTACGCAGACTGCGTTCACCAAATGATGCTCTGCACTCAGGTGCAGAACATCACATCAATCATGGCAGTCATGATCCGCAAGGGTGGTGAGGTGCCAGAGCAAGCCATCGAGGCCATGACGAACTCGTTGAGCCACACGCTGAGCATGATGGTGACCGAGTACGCCGAAGCCAAGGGCATCACGGATGACAAGGTTCCCGACCTGATCAAGGACACGGAGAACATCAACGACGCGACTCAGCACCTGATGCAGACCGCGATCGTTGCGGGACAAGACGGCAAGTCAATGGGTGGCTGAAATGCTGAACGAGAACATCACCCTACCTGGTTCGCACGAGTTCTCGTTGAGCCGTTCGCAATGCTATCGGTGCGGCGCTGAGAGAAGCGTTACCGATGGCGTTGACCTCGGTCCTCAAAAGTTCGTGTGTGGCCGTTGCTGGCGCACTGGAGCCACTCGCAAGGGCGGCGCATTGTTGGCGCTCAAGGCGTCAAGAAAGAGCTCTGCATGAACACCGGAAAGATCCTTCGCAACGCTGGCTCCCACCGCATCCTGTATGCGCTCTCGTTCGCACCGAAGACTTCGAAGGAGCTGAAGCTGGTGGCTGGCGCCATTTACAGCATCGCCAAGTTCGACGCCGAGTACATGGATCGCATGCGGGAATCCGGGTACGTGCGACAGACGCTCTCCACCTGGTCACTGACCAAGCGCGGAGCCGAGAAGCTGCAAGAGCTGGGCGCAGTCACCGGAATGCACATGAACCGGAGCAAGACATCGCCGCTGATTGAGCGGCCGAACTACATCGCCGCCATTCACAACCCTAGCCGACCCGCTCGGCCAGGTTCTGAAGAGTTCCTGAGCTACCCCAGCAGGGTTGGCAACAGGCTTTTTTACCGCGACGGAACCGTCGCATTCATTGAGGAGTAACCATGGAGATCGAAGAACTGATTGAGCGCTACCGGCAGCTTGCCGATCGGTACGCGCCAGCTCGCGCCAACCGCGAGTACATCGAGGAATACAAGAAGACGCTGCTTGCCCTTCTCATGAAGGACGCTGAGCGCACTGGCGTCAGCTCTGCCGCAGGCCAAGAGCGTGATGCTCGGGCACACCCTAAGTACGCCGAGCTGCTCGATGGGCTGAAGGAAGCGGTGCTCCAGGAGGAGAAGATCCGCTACCACCTGAAGGCCGCTGAGCTCGAGATCGAGATCTATCGCACCAAGAGTGCCAACCAACGTGCGGAACGCCGCGCCTACGGAGCGTGACCATGGAAGAGTTGAAAGAGATTCTTCACATGATCGCAGGACTGCCGAGCCTCACCGTCTGGGTGCTGGTCGGCTTCCTCGTCTACAAGCTGGCCGTCATCGGCTCCATCTACGGAACGATCCGCTTTGCCATCCAGCAGTTCGTGGTGTGGCGAGCCGCCTCCCTTTCTAGGCCCTTCAAGATGGGCTCTCGCATGATTGATGAGAGCGTCAGTGAAGCCTTGCAGGGGCAGATCGTGCGCCTGTGTTCTGTGACCGGGTATGTCCATCACTCTGACGTGGTCCGCCTTCAGCGAGCCATCGACGCCATGCTCGAGAAGGAGAAGAAGTGATGGAAGAACGCTGGCAGATCAGCGCCCAGCGGGAGATCTGGAGCAACGAGATCGCCATTCGTATCGGGCTCAGGGGTCCGAACGGATTCGACGTGGCGCTCCCGGTCACCATGGTGGGCGTCAAACCTGGCGAGATCGTCCAGCCGACCATCCGTCTCCCATTCGAGGCGGCGCAAACCATGATGGACGAGCTGTGGCAGGCCGGATGCAGGCCATCCCAAGGGGTGGGTAGCGTCGGCCAACTGGAATCAACGAAGTACCACCTGGAGGACATGCGTCGTCTGGTGTTTGAAAGGAAGTAATGAAGTGGCTTGACCGGTCCTTGATAGTCGGACCATACCTAACCCTCTGCACGTCGGAGGAAGACTACAAAAAGACACTGGCTCACTTGGAGGTGCCAACACCGCACAACAAGTGGGTCAGCGATGATGCCAACGCAACGATGCATGAGTTCACCCATCCCACGAAGGGGATCTGCTGCATCGTGTGCGTCAGGCCGAACGACAAGAAGACTGGCATTCAGATGGCGTCGCTCCTGATCCATGAGTCTGTTCACGTTGTTCAGGCGTACATGGACTACATCGGTGAGCGCAACCCAAGCGCCGAGTTCCAGGCGTACTCGATCCAGAACGTGGCGCAAGAGCTGATGCAGAGCTACGCCGACCAGATGGTCAAGGATGCCGCGACCCAGGAGCAGGCTGACAAGCTGATCCTGAAGACCCTGCGCGGGATCTACGACGCGGCTGGCGTGGAGGTTCCCAAGAGCTTCGATCCTGACCGTGAGATCAAGCGACTGGTGAAGGGGCTGCGCCATGCTTGACAAGGTCTACGACGAACGCAACCACCTCGTCGCCCTGCTGGCGAGGATGTACCCCTCCGGGCTGAAGCGCACCGCCATCGAGAACTGGGATCCCGAGTGGCACAACTGCGTGTACATCGAGTTCCCCTGGGGCCAGGCGAGCTGGCACTTCCACGACCGTGATGCGCACCTGTTCCAAGGCCTGCCCGAGTACCACCGACAATGGGACGGTCACACAACAGAACAGAAGTACGAGGCCATCCGCAATGGAATCACCACCTATCAGTTTTTTACGGTCTGGAACCCCCATCCAAAGGCTGACGGCAGTGGAGTTCCAGGAGCTCCAAACGGAAAAGCATCGGGTGGAGAAGGCTTCTTTGGCCCAGGTGGAGCAAACCGCCAGTACCAACAGAGAGGTTTATTTGACGGCAACGAAGGGCCGGAACGTGGACGTGCTGGCCTGACGGTTCGGTTCCTGATGTGGATCACCGCGGCCTTCTTGCTGCTCGACGGGGTCTTTGGACTGGTCAGGTTGTGGGGTGTGCCATGAACAAGTGGGGCCACTACCCTCCCCTGATCATGCAGATCCTAGAGGATCAGGGTCCGAGCACACGCGAGGAGATCTGCCGGGTGCTGGGTCAGGACCGCACCATCATCGGCGCCATCGTCGGTCGCATGTCCAGGCGCACGCCCCAGTCCGGCAAGCGACTGCACATCATTGGCTGGACCTACGACACCGAGGGGCAGCGTCGCTACCCTCGCGCCATCTACGCCATCGGCGACAAGCCAAACGCCACCAAACCCAAGTCCGACGTGAAGGAGAACCGTCGTCGGTATCGGGAGAACGTCCGCAAGAAGTACACGGCCAACAGCGTGTTCAACCTGGGGATGACACGCCGCCAGTACGAAGCACTTAGGAGAGAAGCATGACAACCAAGAACAAACGACCATTTGAAGAGGAGGTGGTCTACGCCGCCTTGCAGAACCAGAAAGGATCCCCGCTGAAGGACTTCCTCTCGGACGACGACATCGAGAAGGCGGTCCAGATGCTGGCCGACATCCTGGTGGTGACCGGCGTCAAGATCCCGGAGGACGAGTGATGGGGAAGATCAACAGTCGCGCCAAGGGCGCATCCGGAGAGCGCGAGTTCTGTCGCGTCTTGACCGACCTCCTGGGCGAGGCCCTGACCGAACCGCTCAAGCGCAACCTCGAGCAGACCAGGAACGGTGGCCACGACATCCTCGGAATCCAGGCCTTCGCGCTCGAGATCAAGCGGTACAAGCGGATCAAGGACGGCGACATCAAGAAGTTCTGGGAGCAGGCTTGCGAGCAGGCCGAGCGAGCTGGCGGCTACCCTGCCCTGGCCTTCCGCGAGGATCTCCAGAGCTGGCGCGTCCGGGTTCCGATGGACGTCCTGTACAAGGACATGAGCGAAAACTTCGACCTGGACTACACGGTCGAGCTCAGCGCGGAAGGGTTTGCCTTCGTCATCAGGGAGCTACATAACGCAACACTATTGCACAAACAAGCAACTCCCGCTTAATATCGGCGCTATGTGATGCGCCCGCTCATAAGGCGGCACCCAGATGTGGTGAGCAGAAACCGGAAGCCTCGGCCCAAAAAGCCGGGGCTTCGTCATGTAAGGCTTCTGTAAATATCGATGCGCGGTTCGGCCAAAGAAACTGAATCAGGCCCAAGGCTTGCGCCTTGGACCTGGTCTGAAATGCGCTCAGAACAACCAACGCCATAGCCTGGTCATAAGACCTGGCTTGACCGGAATGGGCTGAGGCTGAGCCGGTGGGCTGGGAACCAGAACCGGGATCGGCTTGGTCGCCACTCGCTTGGGCTTGTACACGTACTTGCGATTCACGATCCTGCTGACAGTCGCCTGGTCAATGCCGAGAGCTCGAGCAATGCCGAGTCCGGTGTAGCCCTGCTTGTCCAAGTCGGCAACCAGGGCGACGATCACTGGCGTGATCTTGCCCTTGGTGTTGTCGCCGCGATTGCTACGAGCCGCCTCGATCCTGTCCATCAGCCGCTTAGTGCAGATCGATCGCAGGTAAGCGTCGATCTTGCTGAACTCGTCCTTCGACCTGAGAATTGCCGACGGCTTCTGATACGCCGCAAGCGCACGTTTGATGGACATGACTTGCGTGTACGGTATCTCGACTATCACCGCAATCTCTTTGTTGGGAACTCCGCTGTCGATCAAGCTCTTGACCTTCTTGCGCAGCTCGGGGGTAGCTCTTCTTGCTCTCATAGGTTGAACTTCTTTCTGAGAAAACTCTCCATGTTTTTTCTCCAGCGCTCGTCGCTTGGCGAGACTGGGAAAACAATCTTGTGGAATTGGACGCCGTTGCTGACGTCCATCTTGATGTGACCACCCTTCTGTCGAGTCGCCCCAGGCGTGAGCCCGAGGCGCTTGAGCAATCGGTGGATCTCTAGTTGATGGCGATCCACTCCTCTCCCTTCTTGAGCTGAACGAGCTCGGGTGGAGCGCCGTCCGGGAACTCAATGAATCCTGTGGACAGGATCTTTGAGGCCGGGTGCATGCGGTACGCCATCATCACGGGTGACTGCGTGATGCGACGTAAGCGCTCCATGGCCGCATGCGGCGTGTCGCCACGCGCACGGCTCTGATCTTTGGCGACGAGCATGTAGATGCGTTCGCTGAGATCGAACCTTGCAGTAGCCCGGTTGTCGGAGAGAGCGCGATCAATAAGAGAGCGAGTGGCCTCGCCAATGAGATCGCTGCGCGTGACCCTGGCGTCACGTCCATCGGCAATGAAGATGCCGAACACCAGGTTGTTGGGGCCACCGTCTTGGGTGCCGAATCCTCCTGTTACCTTGACGAGTTGGAACCTGGGCGATTGGTTCGTGCGGTCGAGCGTCATGTGATTGACGACGACCACCTTGCCCGTGATGTCGGGAGAAAGGGGCGCGAGCCCCAGTTCCCCGTTACTGATTACTTCCATTGTTAACGGTGGTGATGAGGTTGGTAAGGTTGTCGTGAGTCGCTTCCGGGATCAGATCGATGTCCTTCATTTCATTGAGGGACACGGTGATCTGGAGCAGACGGAAGGGATCGTCCACGGCATCGGTGATCTCGAGCTTGACGTGCTCAGTCCACTGGTCCATGGACACTCCTCACATCAACATCGATGGGGACACCGAGTCGGTACGGAACAGGTCCTCGATCCAGATGGCGGCTTCGGACGAGTCCGACC